AGTAGTAGAAACACTTATCTGCTTCCATATATCCCATTTCAACCGTGTCATGCATATCATCACTGATTTCTAGATTTTGGACTGACTTAGTGGGGATTGAATTTGTTTTTGTCATGGGTGTATTGTAGCACAGATCCAGAGAGAACGCAAGAGAAAAGATGCTTTTATTTTGTTTTTTTGGTGGGGTAGATAGGGGTGGGTTTTCTGAGAATTTTTGAGAAATGACTTGACGCTCACAGCGCGGGGGGGTGGTGAATTCTATAAACAAGAAGCCTTCGATTCAGTTATTCGTGTAAAAAAGAACATACATGTCATATAAATATAAAAACTCTTTTTTGTTGGGGCATATAGAACTTACAGAAAAACAAAGTCAATTTCATAAGATCATGAGGAACCCCGAAACGCGGGTAGTATTTATAAGTGGGCCAGCAGGGACGGCAAAGACATTTATGTCAGTGTATACTGCTATATATAAACACAATCAAGACAATCTGCTTAAGATCCTATATTTGAGGAGTTTAGCTGAGAGTGCGGAGAAGGGGTTGGGTTTTCTGAAAGGGAGTATGGATGATAAATTTAATCCATATATTGGTCCTTTAGAAGATAAGCTGGATGAACTTTTAAGTCCACATGAAAAACAACAAATACAACAACGGAATGCGATAGATGCGGCCCCGATTAACTTTATTCGTGGGGCCACATGGAGAAACAAGGTCGTTATCGTTGATGAAGCCCAAAACATGACAATAAAAGAACTTACAACTGTCATTACTAGAATAAGTGCAAACTCTACATTATTTATATGTGGAGATACAATGCAGAGTGATATTAGGTCTACTGGCTTTGAAAAATTTTGTAAGGTCTTCGATGATGAAGAAAGTAGAAGTCATGGGATACATCATCTACATTTTACGAAGGATGATGTTATGAGAGATAAGATTATCAGCTATTTAGTAGATAAAATTGAAAAAAACCAATTAAATTAATAAAATTAGCCATGAATAAACTTTTTTGTGTATCGTGTGGACATAAGATCTTGTATGAGGTGACAAAGCCTAAATTTTGTTCTAGTTGCGGTGAAAGTCTCGATGGTTTGTCAAAAGCTTCTAAAAAACAAGAGCCAGAGCTAGAGCCAGAGCTAGATGTCGATTTAAATAAATTAAAAAGAAGTATTGTTGTTGAGGGTAATAGTGATAAGACTAGTTTAAAAGACATTTGGTCTTCTGCTGGTTCTCAATCATCTAACTTACCTCCTATGCAAAGACCTCCTTCAAATGATCCAGAAGGTCAAGCCCTTTTAGATCAAACTGTTAAAGAATGCTCGTCTTCCCGTATGAGGGATGTTGATGAATAATGATTTTGAAAGTCAACGCGATGATTTAGAAGAGCTTCTTAAAAAATATAGACCTAAATGGCAATTAAGTGCTTTAGCGTGGATGGACTACGATGATGTCTGTCAAATAATTCGCTTACATATATATAATAAGTGGCATCTATGGGATCAGTCTCGTTCATTTAAGCCTTGGGCTTCGATGATTATATCTAATCAGATAAAAAATCTGATTCGTAATAATTATTCAAGTTTCGCAAAGCCGTGTCTGCGTTGTCCTCATAATATGGGGGCAAATTCTTGTGAATTAACAAAAAGCCAAGAGCAAGATGAAAGCTGCCCTGATTTCGCTAAATGGAGGAAAAAAAAAGAAAGAGCTTACAATATAAAATTACCTTTAGCGTTAGAAGAGGGTATAGCTACAGGAACGACGAATATTCAAGATTTTGTAGATTATAAAGAATCTTCAGACAAGTTGCATGTGTTGGTTATGGAACAATTAAATGAAAAACATAAAAACATATATTACATGCTTTATATTGATCATATCGATGAAAATGAAGTAGCAAAGAAGTTTGGGTTTAAAGCGGATTCTTCTAAAAGAAGAAAACCAAGATATAAACAAATGGCAAATTTAAAAAAGAAATTTTATCACATTGCCCTTAAAATCATGAAGGATAACGATATTTTATGAATAATCTACAGTTAACAGAAGAACAGAAAACCCAAATACAAGAAGAGTTTACTAAAAACCCCGATTTAAGACATATTACGCAAATTGTGTTTAATGACGACACTTTAGATGGTCGTTCTAAAGAAGGTAGGGCTGTTAGAGCATTTTTAATTAATAATAATTTAGAATTTAATACTACTACACCCCAAAGAGTTGAAGAAATTGAGTTAGAGACGCAACAAAGAGAATTTTTGATGAGTGACAACATCGAAAGGGGTATGAATGCTTTGGAAGCGACTAGATTAGTTTTCCGAGATAGAGAAATTCAACCATTGAGCCAGCAGCATAGGATGGTGATGGAATTTTTGCGTAGCTACAGGCCAGAAATCGTAGATGATAACGATATGGTCACTAATGATAAGTGGTCTCCACCTAAATCACTATCTAGATCCATTAAAAAGGTTAATGACTGGGCGGGACAGAGCTTTGATGAGATATCAATACAAACAAAACAAAAGAAAATGTGTGAGAAGCTTCTCTTCTACCTGAAGAGTCCTCGTTTCGTTCATTTCATCAATCAATATTCAACAATAGCAGATAGAGATTTATTTGAGAGTGAGTTTGTTAGAACGGTGTGGGACAAGCCCGATTTAACAAATGATGAGCTAAACTTGTATATTACTGTTTGCACGAACTATGTTCGGCAGAAGCATATTCAACAGAGAATCGACAGATTGAATAATATGCTCAATGACACTGAAAATGAACGAGATATAACATTGCGCCTTACGGAGATTATAAAGGCCACCAGCGACGAGCTAAACCAATGTGAGAAGAGAATCGAATCTTTGACGAAAGACCTTAACGGGAGCCGTCAGGCGCGTTTAAAGGCAAGGGGGGAGCAGAACGGAAGCATCGCTGCACTAGTCGAAGCTTTTCAAGACAAAGAGGAGCGTGATCGCATGATAATGATGGCAGAGATGCAGAACAAGCTAATCGAAGAAGAAGCTGATCGACTTGAGTCTATGGATGACTACAAAGCTAGGATTCTAGGAATATCTAAAAAAGAGATCTTATGAGCGATTTTGTCTGTAAAGAATGTGGTAAAGAGTTTAACAAAAAAAGAAGCTTCCATGCTCACTTAAAAGCTCATTCTCTAACTATAGGAGATTACTATGTCAAACATTACGACCGAAGAGACCTCTACACGGGTGAAAAATTGGCTTTTCGATCTTATGATCAATATTTTAGGGATAGCTTTAACTGTTATGATAATTTTAAGTTATGGATGGACTCGGCTCCAGAGGAGGATGTCAAAAAGTATATTAAAGAAAAGGTAGTAGATAAATTTACATTAAAAGAAATTTCTATATCTCCTCCAAACCTTTTTTACGACTTGTCGCAGATGGCGAGCATATTTTACTATAAAAAGTTTTGGGGTTCGTATTCTGCCTTTTTGGAAGAAGTCGGGGTAGAAAATTACTTCAATGCAAATCTACCTAAAAATTTCTGGGAGAATGATTATCAGACTATACCAATCTTTACTGATACTAGAGAAAAAACCCCACTTATTTTTCAAGACTCTGTAACAAACAAATTGGACTTCGGAGACTATACGGCCAGAGGAGATCTTTATACAAAGACATTTGTTGATCGTAAGTCGCAAGATGACTTCAGACAAACCTTCGGCAAGGACATTGACAGGTTTAGGCGCGAGATGGATAGATGCGTAGAGTTTAATTCTTACATGTTCGTTGTGGTAGAAACAACAATAAACAAACTAGAAGAAGATAACAAGGTTTCCAAGTTTAAGTCTAATCTTGGTTATTTATGGCACAATATAAGAAACTTAATTACAGACTACCCTAAAAACATACAAATCATTTTTGCACACAACAGAGCAGGAGCTAAAAAGCTAATTCCACTTATTCTTTATCATGGTGAAGCTATGTGGAATGTTGACTTACAATATTTTATAGATGAACGAGTAAATGTCTTGGACAAAGGGAAAACAAGGATATCGGCTTGAGCATTCCTCTCAGGAACTAAATAAGTTCCTAAAGGAAATGGACGGCAGTATCAAAGAAGAAGAAGCGAAGTATTTGCTGTATAAGTTCTTACGGAACAATATAGCATTTACTTCTGAGTTATTTTTAGGTGTTAAGTTATTCCCCTTTCAGGCAATGGCTATTAAGGGGATGATGGTTTCTGACTATTCTATGTTCGTTTTCTCGCGTGGTATGTCGAAGACGTTCTCTACTGCGATCTACGTCTTACTAGAGTGTCTACTCAACCCTAATTCAAACATAGGAGTTATTGCAGGGACATTTAGGCAATCTAAACAAATCTTCCAAAAGATGGAGGATATAATTAGCAAACCCGAAGCAAGTCTAATCAAAGAATGTGGATTTAAAATAACTAAAGGAACTGACCAATGGACAATGACTTTAGGTAAGGCTAGGGCGATAGCCCTTCCGTTAGCTAATGGTGAGAGGCTTCGTGGATTTCGATTTAATAGGATTGTTTTGGATGAGTTCTTAACGATACCTGAAAAAATATTTAATGAAGTTATTATACCATTTCTGGGGGTGGTAGAGAATCCTATCGAGAGGGAGGAACTATACAATTTAGAATCCCGTCTAATCGACAAAGGCGAGATGAGAGAAAAGGATAGATATATATGGCCTAATAATAAACTTATTATTCTTTCATCTCCATCATTTAAATTTGAATATATGTATAAACTCTATAAAAAATATGAAGAGTTAATACAAGGAGACGGAGTAAAAAAAGAAGACTATGAGGAAGACGATCTTAAAGATGATGCTTATAGACTAATCATGCAGTTAAGTTACGACTGCGCCCCATCAAGACTCTACGATCAAAATCTGCTTAAACAAGCAAAAGCTACTATGAGTGAGATGCAGTTTAAAAGAGAGTTTGGCGCACAATTTATAGATGAAAGTGATGGATATTACAGATTATCAAAGATGGCTGCTTGCACTATCCCAGATGGAGAATTTCCTGCTGTTGAAGTAGTTGGGAACCCCAGTGATGAATACTTGTTATCTTTTGACCCAAACTGGGCTGGCAATACAAGTGCTGACCATTTTGCGATGCATGTTTTTAAGATAGACAGAGACGCACAAAAAGTTTGTTTAATTCATGGTTATGCTATAGCGGGAGTTTCTTTAAAACAACATATGGAGTATATGTTATATCTAATACAGCACTTTAATATTGTTGGTATCTGTGGTGACTACAATGGAGGAGTTCAGTTTATAAATTCTTGTAATGAGAGTGCTTTGTTTAAAAATGCAAATATAAACATTGGTGTTATTGACGTTGATCTAGAAAAACCAGAAAATTGGCATTCAGATATAATAAATTTTAAAAATCAATACAACTTAAGAGAACGTAAATATTGTATTTTAAGGAAACCTACTTCTAATTGGATTAGAAATGCTAATGAAATGCTACAAGCAGCAATAGATCATAAAAGAATTTTATTTGCGTCCAGAGCGGTTGATGCTCATTTTGATGAACAAAGAAAAAAGAACTTGCCTATAGATAAATTAAACTGGGATATAAAATCACCAAAAGCTTCTAAAGGGGCCATGATGATTGATTTCATAGACCACCAAAAGTATGTTATTGAACTTACAAAGTCAGAATGTGCTAACATTGAGGTTATAGCAAACCCACAAGGTTCTCAGTCATTTAATTTACCACAAAACCTCAGAAGACAAAAAGGTCCAAATAGAGCTAGAAAAGACTCTTATTCTTCCTTGGTTTTAGGTAACTGGTTTGCGAAAGTATTTTTTGATGCTGAGAATGCGTCTGTAGAACAAAAACCAGAGGGAACATTTATTCCATTTGCGATTTGAAAAGTTTCAAAGTAACTTTTATAACTTTAGTGTAAACTTTCATATGCCTCGTAAATATACCAAACGATCAGAATATTGGGAAAAATTTAAAAACGATAAATCTCCGATGGAGGATTTATTAAAACCCCAAGAAGAAGCCTTTAGTCCAGAATTAATTGGAGAACCTATTTTTGCATCTAGGTTAAATTCACCATCGTCTAGAACTCAAGCAAGAACTAATGCAGTAGCTACCTCTGGTCTAGGCAAAAAATTTAGCAACATTAAAGATGGTCTTTTGCCATTTAACTACGAGAAAGATGCTGCTGATGCGAGAGAAGCTGTTGAGCTTTGTCAAAAAGCTTATTTCAATATCTCTTCTTTTAGAGGGACTATAGATCTTTTATCAGAATTCGCAGATTCAGAATTATATCTTGAGGGAGGTACAGAAAAATCAAAAAAATTCATTGAAGCTTGGTTTAAAAGAATCAGGATGCATGATTTAAAACAACAATATTTTAGAGAGTATTATAGATCAGGTAATGTTTTCTTCTACAGAATAGACGGTAAAATACCTCTTAAAAACTCTCAAAAAATGCTTGAGGCGTATGGAGCGAGTTCAAGAAAAGAAATTCCTATTAGATATTTGTTAATTAACCCTACAGATATCGCTACAAAAGGTTCTGTTTCATTTAGTGGTTATGAATATTTTAAAGTATTAAGTCCTTTTGAAATTTCTAGGTTACAAAAACCAGAGACAGAACACGAAATGGAAACCTTTAACTCTTTGCCCGAGGATGTTCAAGAGGCTCTTAAGTCTGGTAAAAAAGCTTATGCAATGACAAGGGTCCAAATCAAACTCGACCCACAACTTCTTCATGTAGTTTTCGCAAAAAAACAAGATTATGAACCTCTTGCTATTCCTGTAGGTTATTCTGTTCTTGATGATATTAACAGAAAAATAGAATTAAAAAATATTGATCAGGCAATTAGTAGATCAATTGAAAATGTCGTATTGCTTGTTACAATGGGGAATGAGCCAGATAAAGGGGGGGTGAACCACAAAAATCTTGCTGCTATGCAAACAATTTTTAAAAACCAAAGCGTTGGTCGAGTTCTTGTATCTGATTATACAACTAAAGCAGATTTTATTATCCCAGACATTAAAAAAGTAGTTGGTCCAGAAAAGTATGCCGTAATTAATAAAGATATTGAGGATGGGTTACAGAATGTGCTTATCGGAGATTCCAAGTATTCTGATGCTACAATGAAGATGAAAGTTTTTTTTCAGAGACTTGAAGAGTCTAGAAGGGCATTTATTCAAGATTTTATAAATCCAGAGATTAGAAGGATTTGTAAGGCGGCTGGCTTGCGTAGTTTTCCAGAGGCTAAATTTGTTAAGACTGATACTATGGATGACAATAATCTTTCCAAGTTAGCGACAAGACTTATGGAGCTTGGTGTCCTTACCCCAGAACAAGGGATGCAAGTTGTTCACACTGGTGTCTTTCCAGAAGGGAAAGATATGGAAGCTGCTCAAAGAAAATTTGTCGATGATAGAGAAAAAGGGCATTATATGCCATTGGTTAATACAATTAATTTGTATGATGATGGAGAAACATCATCTGAGCCAGAGAAGAAAGAAGAGAAACCTGTATCTCCTTCTGGTGGTAGACCAGTGGGAGTATCAAACTCAAATTATTCAAAGAAAAATATTGTCGAGGCAACTAAAAGATTAAATGAATTTGAACTATTAGCTTTCAAAGAATTTGCTTCTAAATTTGGTTTAAAGAGAATGTCTAAAGAAAAAAAAGAAATGGTCTCTCAAGTTTGTGAATCTATTGTTATAGCAAAAGATGCTACTGAATGGGAATCTACTTTAGCTGAAATAGTAGCGGATTTAGATAAATTAAGTTCACTAAATGTCAATGCAAGCATTCTTGAATTAGGCAACCAGCATCAATTAGATGACTTATCTTCTGCAATTTTATATCATTCAACTCAAATTTCTGTGTAAGAAAAGGTATGTCATTGGATGATTTTAATATTTGTTTATTTGAAGGCAAGGTAAGGGAGATAAAAGATGAAGAGTTTGAACTATTCGGACTCTCTCAGGCGAATATCCAAGAGGCCGCAGAATCTCTGTTGCCAGAAGGTTTTGACCCAGATCAAAATATCGACGTTTTACCAGTTGTTTTTAACTTAGCAAAAGTTAATGAGTTCAACAAAAATGGCGATGGCATCGACGCAAAAACTGCAATAGCTGCTATAAAAAGATTTATCAATAAGCCCATTAACATCGAACACAAAAAAGATAAAATCGTCGGTCATATGATTAATGCGTCCTTCTCTGATAGAGAATTTGATTTTAAAAATAACGACATTGAATCCTACGCCGACAAGAAAGAGCCATTCTATATGAATGCTGCTGGCTTAATTTATAAATCAGTTTATCCAAAGTTAGCGGAAGCTATTGAAGATGCTTCAGAAAAAAATGAAGAAACCTATCAGAGTATTTCTACTAGTTGGGAGTTAGCATTTAAAGAATTTGAAGTAGCAGTTGGATCTAAATTTTTAGAAGATTCTACTATTGCGACAGGTGCCGAAAAAGAAGACCTAAAGCAATATGTCAAGGGTTTAGGCGGCAAAGGAGAAGATCCAGAAGGCAAGCCTGTTAATAGATTAATTGTTGGTCAAACTTACCCATTAGGAGCAGCATTAACAAGAAACCCTGCTGCTGCTGTAAGGGGTGTCTATACAACAAAAGAAGAAGACAGCAATAAAAAATTAGAAAAAATTTCCCGAAACGCTAATATTAATGTAAAGTCAAACAAATTAAAAAACATTTTTAATATGGATAAAGAACAATTCGACCAACTTATTACTCAGTTGTCCAAGAGTGTTGCTTCAGCAGTGAAGGAAGGCTCAGAGGCTAAAACTGTTAGCGAGACTATCCGTGATACTCTCGTAGAACACAACGAGTCTTGGACATCCAAGATGGAAGTTGAGCAGGAAGCTAAAGCGAAAGCTGAAGCAGAGCTTGCAGAGTTACAAGACTCTTTCAAGCAGACAAAAGAAGAACTTGATGCGCTCAAAGGAGAAGTGGAGGCAAAAGCTGCCGTAGATCTTTTCAACGACCGCATGAACTTTGTTGATAGTGATTACGATCTTAATGAAAAAGAGATTTCTTTAGTCACTGCTGAAGTTAAAGAACTTGGTTCTTCTGAAGAAGATTTCAATAATTATAAGGAGAAGCTTGAGGTGATTTTTGCACACAAGCTGAAGAAAAATATCGAAGCTAAAGAAGCTGAGATTAAGGCTCGTATCGAAGAAGCAGTAGCTAGCCGCGAAGAAGGGGATGACCCTGAAGAGGTAGAAGCTGCGGGAGAAGAGTCAGAGGAAGAGCTTGAGATTGAGGGAGATGAGGCAGAGGCATCCATCCCTAATAACAACGCTGAAGCTAGTGAACAGGTTTCTTTTGTCGAAAGGCTAAAGAAGAACTTCTCTGTAGAAGTATCAAATTAAAAAAAACTAAAATAAATCAATTATGGCTAACGAAATTACACGTTTATTGCCGTTTCGTCAATATGATGAGAATGATGTTATCAATTTCTATTCATACGACAAAGAAACGGGCGAAGCGGGTTCTGTAGTAAAGATTAAATCAGCTAATCTTTCTGAAGAGCCTGTAGAGTATACGACACGGGGAGATTCTAACTCGTTTCAAAATACTTTAGGCAACGGCTTATCTTTATACCCAACGGTTCCTTACAAGGTTACCAAAATGCACAGCACGGGTGTTGGTGAGCAAGCTTTAGGGATTCTCTTACGCGATGTGCGTAATGTAGATGAAAATGGGGAAAATCTTTTGTATTACCCCGAAAAGAAAGAAGAACTCCAGTGCGTTGTTTCTGGTGAAGCTGTTCCAATCGCTACGAAAGGACTCTTTACTATTAACTCCAAAGGTCTTGCTGGTCCTGCAAATGGACAAGCATTAGGTTTACCTGCTATTGGCTCTATCGCAGCGCCCGCTGCTAACGGAACGATTACTGGATTTCACGATTCTAATCACGCTAAACACCACTTCCATGTAACTCATAGTATTGGTCAGTTTATCGCGACTGGATTACGGGAATCTCAAGGTGGCACCACCGATGCATTCGCAGGTGCTTACGCAATTTTAAAACTTGACTGCTAATATTTACGATCATGAAAATCACAATCAAAAGAACTGAAGATCAGTTGGCTCTTGTAAGAGCAATGGGATCTAATAATCGTGAAGAAGCTTATGAGGCACAGGCGGCGGTTGCAGAACTGCTTGGACCTGTAGTATCGGAAGTTATCAATAACGCTCCAACAATTGGAAATCTGTATAGCACAATTTCTTATGGAGAAGATGACAACCCTTCTTTGCCTTTGGATCTTTTCCACGATATCACTGATGAGGACTACATTCAGGTGTATTCTCAGCAAGTTGCTGGAGGGCTACCTTATAGTCAAGTCTTTCCTGCTCACAATGAACTCAAGTTCCAGACTTACACCTTGGACAGCGCTCTTGCGTTTGATCGCAAGTATGTCCGTAAGGCTCGCCTTGATGTTGTTAGCAAGACTTTCACTAGGATGGCTCAAGAAGTTTTACTTAAGCAAACCAAAACTGCTTTCAATGTCCTTGCCACTGCTCTCTGTAAAGCTACAGGAAGTGCTGGAACCCAAGGAAGTCAGGTTATTCAGGGAACACAGTCGGATCGCATGATCCTTCACGATCTCAATAACTTGATCACTGCAAGCAAGCGTGTTAATAGTTCATTCAACGGGGGAACACCTGTTGGTGGAGTTAAATCTGGAATTACTGACCTTCTGGTTTCACCAGAAATCGTCGAAGACCTTCGTGCAATGGCTTACAACCCAATCAACACTGTTGATTCGGACGGAACTGTTGCTGCTGGAACTGACGGTCAGGTAGCTCCTGAGAACCTCCGCGCAGAGCTTTACGCTGGTGCTGGTCTTCCATCTTTCTATGGTATTAACATCATGGAAGTTAATGAGATGGGTAAAAATCAGCGCTTTAATAAGCTGTTTGCTACTATCGCTGCGGCAGAAGGTAATGTCACTGGTGGACAGGGTGGTTCATTCACTCAGGCCAATGATCAGATTCTTATCGGTGTTGACCGTTCCAAGGACTCTCTTATTCGTCCTACGGTTATCGGTGAAGGTTCTCCTTCTGAGTTCCAAGTTCTTGTTGACGATCAGTTCTCTGTTCGTCAGAACAAGATCGGTTACTACGGCAAAGTTGAAGAGGGACGCATCTGTATTGATGACAAAGCCCTTATCGGACTTGCAATTGGAACTAGCTCTTAAGAAGATAGCACACAATCATAAAGAGAGTCGCTCCGAAAGGGGCGGCTCTTTTTTATTGATTTTTACCAAAAATTCAATTATCATGTATTATGAGTGAGAAAAAGTCTACAGAAAAAAAAATTGCTACTGAAATGAATGTATCAAAAGGTGTCGAAAAGAAACACCTTGAGGATTTTGATATTACGGATGGGAAAGAGAGAAGCGAAAAGGAGAAAGAGATCGAAAAAGTAAAAGAACTTGAAGAATTGTTAGGAATGCCTCAAATGAATCCTTATGGGACTATGCATAGGGATCTTTTTAAGCAAAGAGTTGACGCGAGTTCTGTCGCTGATTTAACGGATTTAGCTGCTAAAATAGGTGTCCCAAGAGAAAGAAATAATAATCTTTTAAGGAAGTCTTTAATGAAGTCTTTTGATTTTTATGTACAAAAACATAATGTCACTGTTCAAGGGCAAGCGAAACCAATTATAGATCCTAGTTCCCCAGATTACGAATCTGCTGTAAAGTTATTTAAGGATTTGTAATTTATGAATGATCTTGGATCTATAGCGACAGATATTGTAACATATGATTTCCCGAATGATACGGGTTCTTATAATGTAGGCTTTGTCTCTGGGTGGTTAGAAACTAATATAGGAGAATTAAATGGTATAACACACGAAGAGTTTGAAGTAAACTCTACGGGGGCAATTACGATGGTAGGTTCTAATTCTGGGTTATTGCCTGTTGAAAAAAATATATATACCACTCTTTATGAACTTTGGTATTATCAAAAATCAGCTAGAGAATCTTTGAGATCTTTTACTTATTCTGATTCTGTTGATTGGGTTACAATTAAAGAGGGTGATACAACTATCCAAAGACAGAACAAAAATTCTGTTGCTAAAACGTATAGAGATTTGTCAGCAGAAACCTCCAAAAGATTAAATGATCTTGTTTATCAATATAACTATCAAAAATCTTCTCCAATTCAGGTTGCAGGAACTGACGGCACTTTTAATTTATCAGGAAAATTAGTGTGATAATATGGCTTCTCTACTTACAGATGCAGAAAAAACAGCTATTAATTCAGCGTTAAGTAATGTTCATGATACTTTTTCTAGAACTATATATGTTTATGTAGAAGAAGCTAGTAGCGTCCCAGCAGAGCTTAATTATAACCCATTATATGGGCGCACTAAAAATACTGCAAAAATTTCTTCAGAGATAACTTTAACAAGACATTCTTTTGACGCTCGGATTTATTATAAGAATGAACAAAAGGAAGATATTATTGATGGAAATGGTCAAATGAATCTTTTAGCTTCAGAGGGTCAAATAAGAATTAAGGTAAAATCTGATGCTTATGAAAAGATCAAGATTTGTTCTAAAATAGAAGTTGATGATGAGCTATACATTGTTGACGGAGACGCAAAAGTAATCGGACCATTTGACGCTCAGTTTTATTCTATATTTTTAAAACGTGAGAATTAATGGTAATGGCTAGGAAAGGTTTTATATCAGCTTCAGCCCCAGTAGTTACTATTAATGCAAAAGAACTATTGAGAGAGCTAACCGTAGATAGGCCAAACTCTAAAAGTATGGCCATGGCAGTAAGAAATGTTATAGAACCTAAAATAGAAGAAAGAAGGAAAGAGTTAGAAAAAGAATTTTCTATTCACCCAATAACTTTAGAATTAAACGCTGGTCCGAATGCCTCAAATACTAGTGGCACTTTGGGAGGTTATGGAAACCTATTTTCATTTATTGGTTTTTCTTCTTCTGATGATCCTACGTCTATAATATCAGAAATATTTAAACAGAAAATAAAATTTACTGTTAGAAGAATTAATTCAAAGGGTAGATATATGGCTACTTTTTATATACCTAGTATTGAGGAAATATATAGCCTTACCCCCATACCTTGGATGACTGGAAAGAGTTGGGCAAAAAGCCTTGAAGAAGGGGGATTAACTAACTTGGGTCAATACCTATTTAGTTCTACAGGATTTGGTCAATCTAGTTCTGGGACAGGTATACAAGTCAAAAACAGATCTTCTGGTGTAACTTTAAGAAGAAGTGCTTATATTAAACAGTTAATAGATAACTTCAAAAAGAAGATGTTAAGATTAGATTTATGAAAGCACAATTTGACCAGAATGTTTTGTCGAGTTTTTATCTATGGTTTGAAAACAAGCTATTATCAGATAACTCCAAAGCGTATGCGATTAATTTAGATAATGCTTTCACATCTGGAAGTTTCTCAGATATCCCGTCTTCACATATAGCCTTCCAAGGAAAATATCGATCTCTGGTAGGGGAATCCTCAGTAGATCAACCAAACTCTGGTTTCTTTTTGGGCAATCATTTTATTACAGGAAACTACGATCAAAATGGAGGGGTCTTCACTGATTATGAAAATGGTAGATTAATTTTTCCAAAAACATCAGGTGCTGCTATTGGCAGCACTTCATTAACAGCTAATTCTACTGTAAAAGAAGTTAACACTTACATAACTAATGATACAGACGCACAGGTAATCATTCACTCAGATTTTAAAGACAGTGCTACAGAATTACCTTATCAATATGGGAAAACGGATGAATATGACGAAACAACATATTTTTTACCTGCTTGTTTTATTTCACAAGCTTCATCTAATAATACAGAGTTTTCTTTCGGGGGAGAAGAAGACACTAGAACAAGCATGAGGGTTATGATCCTTTCGTTTGATAATTATACTTTAGATTCAGTCATGTCTCTTTTCCGAGATTCTGTAAGAGAAGATATTACGCATATTCCGTATGAAAGTTTTCCTTACGGTTTTTCTTTCTCTATTAAAGATTTTCCATATAACTACGATTCTCTAGTAGCGGCTCAAACAGACCCTGATAAGTCGCATATTCAAGACGTTTCTGCTTCAAAAGTAGTATCAGAGAAGATTAGAGAAAACCTTAATAAAAATATTTCAATTGGGTTTTTGGACTTTGAATTATGCACTTATCGTTTCCCAAGACTATAAATCCGTGTAAGAAAGTGTAAACATTTCAACTTTTAATTTAAATTAATATGGCTTCTAGAACAAGAGTAATTTCACAAAGCAAGGCTGTTTATGCTTCTCCTACAGGACTTCTGCCTGTCCAAACAGAGTTTGGTGGTAGCGCCGCCCTAGCGGGGGTTAAGGGATTTATCCCAACACAGCTTCATCGTGTCGATACCTTCTCTTTTGATGTTGATCTTGCAGGTGCAAGACAAGATGTCAGAGAGTTTGGTCAGTTAGCACGAATCGGGACAGTAACTATGTCAGAACTTAACCCCACTTTCTCACTTGGATATTACTTGGGGAATGGAGAAAACGAAGCTACTTTGGGTTTCAATACAGTAGGGCTTGACACACTCACTGAGCCTAAAGTCAAATCACAATTTATTTCAGGTGTGATGACAGAAGACGCTCAAAAAAGAGAAAAAAACCTTTATGTTCTTACTGTTAAAGAGGGGGAGGATGCTTTTAAAGCATCAGCTTTTAGCCCCGCAGAAAGACTTTCTTCTGATGTCGTCTCCCTTGGAAACTGCATCATCAATAGTTATAGTGTTAATTTCGCTGTTGGAGAAATTCCAAGAGTGGATATTGAGGGTGAAGCTCAAAATATTCAGATTCAAACAAGTAGTTCTGGATTATATAACCCAGCATTAAATGCTGATGGAGCAAGGGCAGACACTGGTCAATATAGACTTGATGCTCCTAGCACTGGAGATATGGGTGTTTTAGTTCTTCGTCCAGAAGATGTTACTATCGGTTTTGATAGAAAGAAATGGTCGTGGGGAGGAACAGACATGTCTGACATGCACATTCAAAGTTGTTCAATTGAGGTTCCGATGTCTAGAACTAATATCTCTGCACTTGGTGCTGAGAGAGCAGTTGCAAGACCTTTGGATTTCCCAATCAATGTCACCATGAGTGTAAGTGCGCTTCTTAAAAATTTCTCTACAGGTGCTCTTGATATGGTTCTTACAGGAACTGCTGGAGACGATACAACAGATGTAACTATCACTGTTAAAGATGACGCTGGAGTAGCTCAACATGCATACAGACTAGAAAATGCATCTCTTGATTCTCAGGCGTTCTCTGTCGGACTAGACGATAACGAGACTGTTGACTTGACATTCTCTGCTCAAATCGGTGGTCCTACCGTTACAGGCCAAGGATTATTTTACACTGGTAATTGTGCAAATGCAGCAGGTAATGCTCCATCAGACAATTATAATGCGACAACAAACTTATATGATAAGCTCAATGCGCTCGGTCCATATTAATATGGTATAAATGTTAACCAGAAAAGCCTCGCAGAAATGCGGGGCTTTTTTGTGTAAAGTAGGGTGTATGGCTGTAGATAGAATACATTCCAGTGACACTCAATTATTTATTGATGGTTCACGCATACCCGCAGTAAATTCTTTATCTTTCTCGACCCCAAAAGAAGTTCAAGATATTCAAAGATTGGGAACTATTAATATAGCTGAAAGAGTTTTAACAGCCAATCAAACAACTACGCTAGACATGGAAATGCTTTTAACTACAGGGGCGACTGGGGTTGATCCATTTTATCAATTTCAACAAAGACATGGAGGGTTTCTTACTACTGGAAAATTTGATTTTCAAATTAAAGACACTGTTGGGTCTACAATAATTAACGATGCTTCTTTAACGAGTTATTCGATAAATGCTAGTGTAGGAGAACTTATAAAAGGGGGAGCAACATACGAGGGTGTTGGAGCAACTTTTAGTGATGCTGGAGCTATAAGTATAGAGGAGCAAACAAATGATGATTTTATAAAGGGTTTTGCTAGACCTCAAAAAATAGAGATTACGACTGTAACAAATGGTCAGGAAGGAATAAATACTCAAAGTTTATATTTACAAGATTTTTCTATTTCCGTAGATTTGCCTAGAAAAAATGTCACCAGAATAGGACAAAGGAATCCTAGTTTTAGATATCCAGATCTACCAGCAGGAGGGTCTTTAGAAGTAAGTATGATTAAAAATTCTGTAACAGGATTAAATCTTTCTAGCCTTGTTTGTGATAGCGGAGTAATTAAAATTGATTTAAAAGATGATCTTGGGAACTCTTTAATGGATTTTATTACTAGTGGTTGTTGTTTAGAAAATGTTGATGAATCCGCTAATTTAGACGATAATACTACAGTAAACTTTTCTTACTACTTCCCCATAATACAATGATTATAAATGAAAGTTTTTCCGATTATCAAAATGCTATATATGACATATCTTTGGTTATAAATAGTCCTGATAGTGGTTTTGAATTATCTTTATTTGAGAGTGGAAAATTTTACTCTTCTAATTTAATAACATTTTCTGGGGCAGACGGTTATTTGTTTGATCAAAGCGGAAACTTTTTTGGAGGTTATCAAAGTGGAGTTCCTTTTGATTTAGAAGCCCATTATGATTATGCGAACAGCACATTTTCTTATTACAAAGATGAGACTTTAATCGCGAATGGGTTAGATGTAACAGGAAAATCCAATGGAGCCACTGATAAAAGTATAAATTCTTTATCTTTTCATAAAAATGGCACTTCAGAACTGTCACTTTCTGTAACAGGCCAATCAAAAAACTCTTTAGCAAAACATTCTACCTCACAAATTAACGATAATATCACCAACACAATGAGTGTAGCTGCTAATGCTAGTATGTTAACATCTTTTACAGACCCGAATGGAACATTAAACGGGGGAGGATTTAATGCTGCTCGTTCAACTGATTTTTGGGGTAAAGATATTGATTTCACCTCAGTTGTTGTTTGGAACAATCGTGGGCATGGTAGTCCATTAGATTTTAGAAAAAGAGGAGCAACAGCAATTACAAAAAGACATATTATAATGGCGAAGCATTTTAAACTGCAAGCTTCTGATGTTGTTTATTTTGTTGATCCTGATGGAACTTGGGTTTCACGAACAATTTCTGCTACAGCAGATCATGCTAGTCAAGATATCTCTGTGGGAGTTTTAAACGAAGAACTTCCAGATAATATTTCTTTTTCAAAGGTTTTGCCTTCAAATATTAATGATTATTTAAAAACAACAAGCGTAAATATAATTGAAGAATATTACAGGCCCATAGTAGCAGGTTTTGATTTTGAAAAAAAATTAACTTTAAACGTATTGACTGCTGCGAATAGCCTTACAATAAAAGAAGCTGTTTTTGATTCTAATCCCACGAATGTGCCAGATCCTTATGATAATTTAGCCGAACTTCTTGCAGTTCAAGATTCTGGGAATCCAATATTTTTAATAATTGGAGGAGAGGCTGTTCTTTTAACTAGTTACTTTACTACTACTGATGGGCCATCTTACGTTCACTTTACTTCGGATATAAACACATTAATAGCTGCTTCTGATAGCGCAGCGAGTATTAACACGGGATTTAAACTAAAAATATTCGATATTGACTCATTTTCATTTTTTAAATTTTGATTTTGCCTTAATATTTCATATAATATTATCAATGAAAGAGTTATATTCATTTGATGTTAAAAGAGAGGTTAAATCTGAAGTCCCTCACATTAAAAAGACAAAGGATGGTCCTGTCGAGACTACAAAAAGAGTAACTAAAACCATTAAAAATAGGATTGTTTTTATTAAACCAACAATCGTTCAAAGGGAAGAAGCGGATTTCTTTTATGGACAAAAATTTAATGAACTAATTAATGCTGGGTTTTTGACAAAAGCCATGCTCGCTAAAAAGATGGGTGATTTAGGTGGGATCACTTCAAAATCAACCTCGGAAACAGTTAGTGAAATTGTTTTAGAAAATATTGACGCTGCGAGAACTATTGAATTTTTTGGAGGATCAGAATCTCTAAATGAAGAACAAAGTGCCAAATTAAAAAAAGCAGAAAAAACTTTTGCAGAAACTAAAAAGACTATTTTTGAATACGAGATTTCATTAAGAGATCAATTCGGTCAAACAGCAGATGCGAAAGCTGAACAAAAATTAATAGAATGGTTGGTTTTAAATTTTTCTTATTACGAAGATAAAGTTAAAGATAAAGATAGAACTCAATTATTCCCCATTTTCCAAGGAGAATCTTATAAGAGTAAAAGAAATTTACTTTTGCTTTTACAAGAAGATGAAGAAGATGAAGTTTCTGTAGAAGATACAGGATTAAGTGAAATAGATTTTTTAAAATTAAGAAAACTATATGAAGCAGCTTTTGATACGTTGATTAAAGTCTCAAGCATTTGGTATAATCAACTTGGGAAAGATCAGGAAAGTATTCAAAAATCTTTAGACGATTTGTTTGAAGAGGACGAACCTGAAGAAAATGAGGAATAATGAAAAAAATTATTCTGGAGATCTTTTAGATATATCAAGAGGCTTTAGCGTGTTAAAGGTCTCTGATAAAAATTACTATTTTAAACATTTTTTGTTTACGGAAATTCTTCAACTTGATGAAGAACAAAAAACGGATGTTGCTAATTCTATAAAATCTGGAATCCACACGGAAGATCAGTTGATTAAAGAAGCTAAAAAAGCAGGATCTTGGTCTGATTCTGAAGAAGAAAAAATAAAATCTTTGGAATGGATGATAAAAAAATCTACTACAGCTTTAGCTAAAATTCAAGATCCTACTCAAAGAAAGGTTTTCAATAGTCAAATTGAAAATCAAAGAAAAGAAGTGCAAGATTTAAGTTTTAAAAGAAAAAGAATAATCTCTTACAGCGCAGAAAGCTTATCTGAAATAAAAAAAGTAAAAAAAATGGTTTGCCAATGTGTTTATTTAGATAAGCAATTCTCAGAAAATTTAGAAGAAGTATCTGATACTGATATAACAGAAGCTCTTTTTAAAAGATATGCCGAATTAAGCAGTAAAGAAAATGTTTTAGGAGCTTCTTTTTTTGGAGGGTTTTTTGACATTTACGCAGCACAGTATAGAGACCCATTAAAATTATTTAATGTAAATTTTAATACCATTACAATTTTTCAAAAAAATCTATTAATATTATCTAATGCATTATTTAATAAAATGAAGAATGTTAGAATTCCAGAAGAAATATCTAATGATCCTCTTAAAATATTAGAATATGAAGAAAAGGAAGAAGGAGAAGCTAAAGTTACTCACGGTATAGACGATTTAAAACTGAAAATGAAAGCTAGAGGAGGGAGTCTTAAAGCAGAGGACTTTTTGACCTGATAGGTGTAATTTACACTATATGGCGACTAGTTTAAATGCATCCTTAAATGTAAGTCTCAATCCACAGAGCCTAAATGCTTCAACAAAGCAGATTCAACAGGCTTTAGGCAGGATTACGGGACAGGCTTCAGAGTTCCAAAAATCTTTGGATGCTTCGACTGCGCGTGTTTTTGCCTTTGGTGCCACCACAGTTGTTATTAATGGTGTTACGCAATCATTTAAAAAGCTTGTTTCTACAACTATTGATGTTCAAAAAAGATTAACAGAAATTAATTCTATTTTTCAAGCAACAGAAGGTAATTTTAATAGGTTTAGAAATTCTATCTTTCAAGTAGCAAAAGAAACAGGACAGTCTTTCGCTACAGTCGCAGACGGAGCAGCAGAATTAGCTAGGCAAGGTTTAAGTGCCGAAGAAACTGCTTCTAGGCTTAAATCAGCCCTTATCCTTACAAGGATTTCTGGCATGGACGCAGAAAAGTCTGTAAAGGCTCTTACTGCTGCTATAAATGGATTTACATCTGCTGGACTTTCTCATACTCAGATTGTTAATAAAATGGTAGCTGTGGATACAGCTTTTGCTGTATCAACGGATGATTTGGCCGCAGCTTTCCAGCGAGCAGGTTCCACAGCAGAGGATGCTGGTGTGAGTTTTAATGAGTTACTTGGTTTAATCACAGCAGTAGAACAAAGAACCTCAAGGGGAGGTGCTGTTATTGGTAACGCATTTAAATCTATTTTTACAAGGCTACAAAGAGGAACAACGATTTCAGAACTGAAAGAATTAGGAGTTGCGATTGATGCAAATCAGTCTGGAGTCCAAAAATTACAGGCTTTATCTAATGCAATAGAAGGTATCGCTGATCCCACTGTTGTTTCTAAAATTAAGGAATTAGCAGGGGGTGTTTTCCAAATTAACGTAGTTAGTGCCTCATTAAAAGATTTGGGTTCTAATACTTCTATATTCCAAAAAGCTGCTTTGACCGCTGCCAGTGCCACAAATGAAGCTTTTGAAAAAAATAAATTATTAAATGAAACTATATCTGCTCAAATAAATTCACTTGTTCAAGGACTCACCTCTCTAGCTGAAAGGATTGGATCTGTTACATTTGGTCCATTGCTTGAGGGCTTGGTAGGTATAGCAACAAAAGTTACAGATTTTCTAAATACAGCTTTAGATCCAGAGAAAGGGAATGTTTTTGTAAAAGGTTTATTTAAAACAATAGGTTCTTTTTTAAGTGGACCAGCGGTTGTTATATTTACAGCGGCTTTTGTTAAAATTTTTAAATTAGTTGCTAAATTTGCATCAGAAGGTTTGAGGGCTTTATTTTCAATGGGCAGTCAAACAGAGAAAATAAAACAAATTGAAGGAGGTATAGTAGGGCTTCTTCAAAGAGATTCTAGTTTGAGGAAGCAGATGGAAAGCACTACAATGAGCCAAGCTCAAAAAGAGCAAGCTGTTATATCTGCAATTCAAAGAGAAAATGCTCTACTCTCTCAACAAGCTCAATTAATGAGAGGGTTGGCTAATATGGCTGCTGCTAGAGGCGTTACAGGATTTAGTAATACAGGTGGATTTACTGGGAAAAGAGGTAGATTCAGTATGGGATTTAGAGCAGAAGAGGCAGAGGCAAGGGCGCTAGGAGCGCCTCCTGATGTTAGAGCTAGGTTAAGTGATGGCACGATTCAAGGGAGAAGAGTTATCATGAATAATAAGGAGACAGAGGTCCGCAATTTTGCGGGTGGCAAAGACTCCGCTATAATACCATCTTATGCTGGAGGATTTGTTCCTAATTATAATAAATTCGGTATAGGAGGATTTGCTGGACCTGCTTTAAGCGCAGCCCAAATATCTCCTAGAATAAAATCAGGTCAAATATCAGCAGAGCAAGCGGCTCTCTCTGGCTATAGAAAAGGAGCTATTAAGAGGGCAGATGGAGCTAACTTCCCTAGATATAATGCAGACTCTTTAGATAGTAAAAAAGCTCTGATGCTTGTGCCTCAAGCTCAAGCTCTATTAGAAGGCGCTCTTAAGACAAATTTCCAATCTAAAAAAAGACTTGAATCAAGGTTTTCGGGTTTTGATGGAAGTGTTGCTGGAATAGACCCCAATCTAAAACAAGACTCTGGGTTTAGGAGAATGTTAAGGATGGATCAAATCCTAGATGCTTCTTTAACTAGAGGCGTTAATAACTCTATGGAGAGCATTGTTTCAAAGAGTGGGGGCAAATTAAAAATGCAGCCTAGAAAGTTTACAACGAAACAAGTAAAACAAAGAGTTTTAAAGGAGGGTGGAGCAGGTGCTTTTGGAGCATTAAGGGGAGCTATTTTTGAATCTATTATCGAGGCTGTAACTGGTGGAATAAAATCTGGAACAGGAAACAATACTTTAGATGTTAATATTGCTGGCAATAAAGCTGTAGAAGAAATATTTGGGATTACTGGAAAGAACTACAAGTGGGGTGATTTTAAAAACAGTCAGGGGCAAAAAGATAAATTCATTCAACAAACCATGAGGAGCTTGCCAAGAAAGGGCGCTCCGATGTCTGCTGCGGCAGGATTTGTTCCAAACTATGCTAACGGAGGTGGCGTTCCTCAGTCTTTAATGAGGATACACTCTGATGATAAGGGAAGAAAGGTTCTGACAAATATAAGAGATGAGCCTAACGGGGTGCAAGACGCTATAAAGAGAGAGCGCAAGGGTATTGGCATGTTTGCGGGAGGATTTATTCCAAATTACGCAAAAGGGGGTGGCGGCGGTTTAATGAGCGGCGCTTCTGGTTTCATTATTGCTTTAGGTTCAATGCAGATGGCTTTAAACTCACTTACTTCTGCAACAGATCAATCAGCTAATGCGACTGAGATGGACGCTGAAGTTAAAATTGATCAAATACTGGCAAGCGAAAAAAGTATCTCGACTAAAATGCAAGAGATTCAGCTTCTTGATAATGCCTCAAGAGCGCAATCATCTGCCAATAGTGGGCTAGAGGGCGTTGCTAATGCCGCAAATCATGCGATGACAGCTTTAATGGCAATGTCTGCTCTTAATATGGTCACAGGAGGAATCGGCGGGAGAGCATTTTCAAGTGTCGGTAAAGGAGTACAAGCGGGGATGGGCCGTGTGGGAGCTTCTGTTGGTAGAACTAGAGCAGTCTCAAAGGTGAGGCAGGGAATACAGAGTCGCTTGCCTATGAGCAAAGATCCTATGGGCGGTCGAAGTCGCCATGCTATAAAAAAGTCTTTAATGTCTGATGGGTTTAATCGTAAGACTGCAACAAGAAAAGCGAATGATCTTCAACGCAGCGCAAATGCCAGAACTAGATCTATGGGAAAGGTGGGTAAACTAGGCAAACTTGGTGGAGCCCCATTGGCTATTGGTTTAGCTGGATTTAGTGCTTTCGATGCTTTCCAACAGGAAAAAGCAGGAACTATTACTACACAAGAAAGAGATCAAGAACTTGGTGGTGCAGGAGGAGCATTAGCTGGTGGATTGGCAGGGGCTAAATTAGGAGCTATGGCGGGAGCTTTTGGAGGGCCAGTTGGTATGGCAATTGGAGGTTTATTAGGAGGAGGCGTAGGTGCGGTTGCTGGAAGCAGTTTGGGCAAAGGACTAGTTTCAGCGTTTCAAGGACCAGAGCCTCTTGATCCAAAAATTATGCAAAGATATGCAGAGGTTTCTTCATCAGGATCAAGAAATAGAAGACTTGGCTTTAATAATAGTCAGGGATTTATGGACAGGGCGACAGAAAACATGACCAAAATGCAAGCCGCAGGTCAAGACACTAGCGTTATCCAAAAAGAATATGTTCAGGCTATGAAAGCCTTAAAGGATGAATATTCAAAAGAAGAACAAGATCTTGAGAAATTATCTCAAGCACAAGATAGATTAGCGGCAGCTTCAAGAGACCTTGCTGGAATGAGATTTGAAACCATTGGAGAGCAAGAGGATTATGAAAAAAAATTAGAAAAGGCAAATAATGCTCTTGCGAGAGCAAGCGAAAGACTTGCTGTTGCTAGGTCAAAGGCTGTAGATATTGAAGGAAGAGTAAATAAAGGATTAAAGGGAAGAACTGTCAAGGGTATGGCTGAAAGAGCTTCTATCCAATCTGGTTTGACAGTGGCGGCAGGTAAAGATAGCCCATTTGCATCTGCAACAATGTTAACCTCAGAGCAGAATGCAGCATTAGCAAATATTAATTTGTTAAGACAAGATCAAATGAAGGCAGACGCAAAATTAGCGGCAGAAAGACAAAAACCTTTAGGATTACAAGACACCAAAGAGCTAATAAAAAATGCGGCAGAAGCTGGAGAGAAGTTTAAAAAAGCAGCTATACAGGCTGGCACATCATTTCTCAACAAAATGGAAGATGTTAGCGCACTAATGGCTCAAAATGATGATAAAATATCAGAGGGTCGTAAAAGAATGTCTGAAGGATTATCTAAATTGAGTGATCATCTTATAAAACAAGGTGGAGTTGATGTTACTGCGACTTTTCAAGATGCTATGAGAGCCATTAATCTAATCAACAAAAAAGACAGAACAGATAATGAAACTCAAACTCTGGGCCAACTATTTGAAGGGTTCGATTCAAAAGGGTTGGGTAATGTAAATGAAGTAATTGCAGCAGCGACAGGAAAAACAGGAATGGCTCTTGAAGCCTTTAGATTAAAAATAGATGATGCAAGAAATGCTGTTATTCGAGGCCAATATAAGAATGTTAATGAAAAGGGAAAAGATGGTGACAAGCGAGCAAAATTTGCAGATAGCCTCGTAAATATAGGAAAAACTAATTTCGGTGCAGAATTAGATCAATCAACTAAATCATTAATTAAACAACAAGAGGCATTAAGGGCAGAAATGGCAGCATCTCAAACAGCCTTTAATTCTCTTCACAATAATGAGGCTACAAAGGGTTTCGCTGAAGCATTGAAAACATTACAAGGCGAACTAAAAAACTCTGTCGGATCATTTGAGAAGGTAAAGGATTTTGCAGAATCGAATTTAACAGCATCAAATAATGCAGCGGCTTTGGTCGAAGAAGCCGCTAAATTCATGGAAAATAGAAGAAAAGATTTACTTACTCTAGAAAACAAGGTCGATCTATTACAAGGCAAGGTAGATGATTTACAATAATTTATTATGGCAGCACTTATAGTCAATAATGTATTATCTTCCGCTGTTGAGGTAAGTTATTCTTATTTAGATACAGAAGAAATATTTGGGTATGAAGTAGAAGGGACATATGAAATAGATGTCTCTGATATTAATTTTGAACAAAATGATACTACTTTGATCCAAGGAAGAGATGCTATAACAGCAGCTTATGAAAGGCAAAATATAGTAGCCAGAATTGGAGCAGACGATTATCTAAAAGGAAGAATACAATCGTTTGATTTTAGTGCTGGAACTTTAGTAGGTTCTGAAATAGTTTCTATAGTGATACAAGAATCAAGAAGGCTTGATGATTATTCTTCTAAAACATTTTCTAAACTAATACCAAATCCTAATTTAGTAGAAAACTTTAAAGAGACTTATGACTTTCAAAGATCTGGCGGGGATTATTCTTCTAATAGAAATATATCTTTACAATATAAACAAGAGGCTGGCAGTCAATTTTTAAATGATGCGAAAACATTTTTAACTAATTATTATTTCGCCAATAGACCATCTTTAGGATATCAAGAAGATGGAATCTCGGAAAAAGCAAAAATTGATAAGGGATTCAGGGGTTTAATAACAGAAACTTATAATTTAATAGATCTATCAGTTTCCTTATCAGAGAAAGTTGATTCTTCTTTTATAGATGGCGTAAAAGGAGTTAGTAAAAATCAAACACAAGCTCTTGAGATAGGAGAAAATGGATTTATAAATAAAACACACACAGTTAACTTAACTTCTCTCAGTCGAAATTCTGAAAATGTTATTACTTCTGCTATGGCGACAATTATTGATGAAATCGCTTCTGAGAATGAAACTGAATTTGGTACACCAGTATCAATTGAAAAGGGCATTACAAAGGATGGGGATTCAGGTTCATTAACAATATCTTTTAGCACAGACCCTTCTCGATCACAAGACGAAAGAATATCATATTCTGGCGCTGAAACAAAACAAGGTAGATTTATAGAATATTCTTTATCTATTACATATAGCAATAAAGGTAGGAATAACAGAGAAAAATTTTTAAATACCAAAACCTCTTGGATTTCAAATCAAACATTTAATCAAGATAAAGTAAAAAGACTATTTCATCCAGTTACTGATATAGTTGAAAAGGCTAGATCTACAACATTCCAAAAATCAGAAGGATCTATTAATGAAAGCATAACATTTACAACAGATCTCGCTTATAAAGATGATAATGATGGTTTGTTAAAATTTAAAAAAACATTAAATAAGACTCATAAAATTAATAGGCTTCATAAGTTTTTAGATTTAGTGAATTTAGAAGATCAAATTGTAGTTAATGATAAGAAAACAGTGGGTCAAGCTTCAGTTACAGCGGAAGCAGTCACAAGTCAAAGTATGGGAATTTATGACGTTAGAAATGTTTTAGAGTCAAAAACATCTGAAATGAATGAGATGGTTGACGAAAATGTAATTCATATTATTAATGATGTCATCAACTTAAATCTAGGACAAGGAACCGCATCACGAAGTATACAATACTTATTTATATAATGGCAGAAACCGTAACATATGGATCTTATAGTTTTCCTTACCCGACTCCATTAGTTGGGTATGGGGTAGAGCCTGTATATATCCAAGGAGCAGTAGACCACACTAAAAATTCTATAGAAATAGTAGGCAATTTAACTGGATCTAACTTGAGTGGCCTTCATTTGCAAAAAATGCAAATGATTAGCGGAATGCTTTCAGAATTTCAAACTATTACTATTAGCAATAACGATAGCAATAAGCAATTCGCATCAGCGAAGCCTATATCAATTTCTTTCGATTCTTCTGATCTAACAACAGTTTTGCCATATTCCGTTTCTTTTGAAAGTTATTCGGAGGAAACTTTTTCTCAGTTTTTTGGGATAGAAAATCCAAAAGATGAATGGGATTTTTCAGAGCAAAACGGAAGAATAACAGAAGTAAGTCATTCCGTTTCTGCAAAAGGAATTAAAGTTGATAGCAGTGATCCTTTGGTGAATGCTAGACATTTCGTAACAGGAAGAACTACTGGGTGTAGAGATTTAAGTTTATTCCAAACAGGTGCTAACAATAATGCGTTCTTGTTTTCAAGAACTGAAAACATCGATAAATCTAGTAATGAATACGCCATAGATGAAGTTTATAAGTATAGCACTAGCGAAGATTTGACTACAACAGGAGTTTCAAAATCTGGAATTTTAAATTGTTCAACAAAAATATCTTTTGACAAACAAGACGGGTTAAATGTAACTGTCAACGGATCAGTTCAAGGAAGTTTTGATTCTCCTCAATTCGGGACAGGGTTATTAGATACTGGTATTTTTGATTCAAGTCAAGCAACTCAAGTAGCCGTAAATGCTGTAGCTTCTTCTCTTTCTAATTATGAAACTGGTTCTTATACTTTTATAAATAATGGACCTTCTACTGTTAGTTATGATTTAGATACTGGATCTAATGTTGTAAATTTTACATATACTTTTTCTGATCCAGAAAATTTAGATAGGAGTGGGAATATTCTTCATACTAGATCAGCGACAGTTTCTGCTAGTAAAGATGAATCAGTAGTCAGAGTGTCTATCAATGGAGAATTCAAATACAAAGGACCATTTGATATAATAGGCACTGGAGATCCTGCCACTGGAGAAAGATTTAAACAAGTAGATGCTCAGTATAGTGGTGTCATAGCAAACTCTGGGTTTTTGAATTTAGCGATAGAAGCTCTGCAAGATTTTACAGGAGATGCAACAGGTTATAATATAAGCGGAGACTTTCTAAACCCAAATCCCAACTCAAGACAAATAACGAAAAGCCCTCAAGAAAGTTCTATCTCGTATTCTTTAGAATTTGATAATAGGATAGATTTATCCTCTGGTCAATTATCTGGATTGCAAATTAGTATAACAGATAAAAAACCTATTGAGTTGAGTGGAATCGTCCCAAGTTTAGGGGGATTTGCTAAACAAAAATTAGTAAATAGGAGAGCAGGAGAGTATGCTGTTGCAGCTAGTTGTGAAGCTTCAACTGGAGATTTACAAAAATTAATAGAAATATCTAGTGGTTATGCCAGTGGAGTATTTTCTTTTAACGAAAGTAGTAGTTTAAATGATCAAACTATTTCTTATAATATGAGTAGGTATTATTAATATGAGTCAGTCGGGATTAAATTATAGTATTATTGAATCTTTTGGAAGTAACCAAAAGATTTTGACTTATTATGATTTTTCTGGTATGAGTGGAAGACACATTGGTAATGAATCTGCGGGAGGATTAAACTATGGGGTTATAGAAAATTGTGATCCATCTGTAAACACGGGGATATATAGTGGGATCGTTACTCATTCTGGACAATCTACCGTTGCTGGTGCGAAACTCTTTACTACAGGAATTTTTCTGGGTAATGATATGGCAGATTTAAGTAAATCAACGTTAAGGGTAGATACACCAGCAGTTAAATATTCTTCTTTATCTAGTGTAGTTGATTTTCAATTTAATAATGAAGTTTCTGACTCTGTTATTTTTGGTTCTCTTGAAAAAATCTCAACAAGTGTTGATGGATTAGTCGTAACTGGTTCAAGGGGCTTTAATTTTGGTGTTAATGATAGGGGCAAACTATTTTATCAATCGTTTGATAGAGGAGGAGATTTTATTTATACCGCTAATTCGATAGAACTTTCGAGAAGAAATATTGTTGGGTTTTCTGTTGGGTCAAACACCTTATCTCTTTCAAGATTTGATTACTTAAATCATAACCTAGAGACTGAGACATTTAATGTGGATTCTAGCTACATTGGTAATAATACAGAATTTTATTTAGGAGGCTCTAATCAATATTTTAGAGGGGGAACGGCTGGGCCTTCTGGCGAATTTAGAACATCTGATATTAGTCTGAATTCTTTTTGCTTATTATCTGGTTATGTCGCTCCAAGTTTAGAGTTTAGCATTGGAAGTGGGTTAATTGGTTCATTTTTTGAAAGTCAAACAGGAGCAACGACCAAAAAAATAATTACTGGATATAGACAAGTTACTACATTTAAAACAGGTATAACGGGATATGACTATGAAAACACTGGAAGTTTAAATATTTCTACTGGTAGATATATGTTAACAGGAGGGCTTACAGCAAGTTCTACTGCTTCAAAATTTGAAGGTGATGTCTATTTTGAATATAATACATTTGAAGAAGGAGGAGTTACAACTTTTAACAAAGAACAAGTAGGTCTTCTTCATCCTGATTCTGGTTATCAATATGTGCCTAGTGGAGATAGCGCTTTTTCAACATTAGGTCTTCGTCACGTTGAATCACAAGTTCAAAACTATATTGAAAGAAAAGGTATTTCTGGTTCTGCTACTGTCGGGGTGAAACTGTATGGATTTAGATTTCAAGCTGGAGATTTACCAGATATAAGTGGAGTTACTCAGATCCCTCTTTTTGAAACAGTAGAAGACAGGCCCGCTTTAAAAGCTTCTGGCGTAAGCCTCTCTGGACCATCAGATTTATTTAAAAAAGATTACGTTTATTATAAGGGGGAGAGAAAATGATTTATGATGTTGTTTCAAGCACTGGTGGAGCTTTGGTTTCTGATTGTTCTTCGGAAATTTTAGGGACGAAAACTTTTGATTTATTAAATAGAGATGCTGTTGGAAGTTTAGGAGATTTTTTCTATGACAGATCCGTAAGCACGGGCCAGCAAGAAGTATCTTTATATTTGAATGGGCAGAGTTTATTTCAAGAAGTTCCTTTAACTTCCACGATTACAAATGAGACTTTTTATAATATAAAAACAGGAGATTTTTTTACAAAGGGAGACGAGTCAGATGATTTTGATAAAGCTAAATTATATTTTCATCAAACAACTCCAGAAAACGGAGATTCAAAATTAACATATAATATTGTTACTGGAGGTCTATTTGCAGCGACTGGAGATTTTGGACAATCTTTAAAAACAAACATAAATGCAGGTATCGGGTCAGTAACCTTTAATGATTGTGATTATTTTTTAAATGGACAAAAAGTATATTCTGGAGTGGGGGTAGGTGTTTCTATGGGGACAACAGATTTAGACTTTATTCCACTTTTCTCAACTGCTGCGAATGTTGCAGGAGTTGTTAAGCTAGAAAATCAAGATCAATTTAAATATACGGCTCATAAAAAAACAAAAAGAACATTTTCTCAAACAGGGCGATATTCAGATTTTATATTTACCGATGGATATATAGAAAAAAGAAATAATTATTATGTTAATGGTATTCTTCAGTCACAAAGTAATTATCTAGAACTTTACACAGGTGTAAATATTATTAAGACGGGCTTTGATGCCACTATAAGTGGAGGATTAACCGAATCATTTGAAGAACCATTATCAGGGTCTTCTCTTTTATTATGAGTGAATCTATAGAAAAAATAAATTTAAACTTTTCAAATGCTGGTGGAGGTCACACAGCATCTGTAGAAACAGTATTAAATGCTAAAAACCTAGATGGCTCGGAGGGTCTTGGAACTGTAGTAGGAGATTTAGGAGAAATAAATTCTTTCTCAAATGATAAAATTTCTGAAATGATGACTAATTTTATTTGCACTCAACATAGTATTGGAGCAGATCCAGTTAAAAAAGTTATAAGTAGAAAATATATTGATAAAACATCTCTTCGTTTAAAATCATTTATGGTATTGGTTAGGGGAATAAATTGCGGTCCTGAAAAATTAAATTTTGAAGGTGTAGTTCCTTACTTTACCGAAGTTATAAATTCTCCTTTGAGAGCATTTAAGTCTCAAGGTCCAAAAATAGATTCTTCTGGATCAGTTATAATGCTGGGAAGAATTTATAATTATGAATCAGCGGCACAGTTTGATGGTTCAAAAATAACACTTGTATATCAGAACAGGAAACTTAAAAAGAAATTATCTTTGAATGATGAAAGAGTTAGTGAAACTTATAAGGCTAATCCAGATTTATCGCAGTATGATTTAAAATTTGGTTATACAACTAAAGAGTTTAAAGAAGCTCTGGCTATGGTTGGCATATTTGTTTCAGGGATGCCAGACGATGAAGATATCTTATTTGAAAATACTGGAACACTTGATAGTATTTTGGGTACTATCGCAGCATTTTATGGTTACTTTTGGTTTGTTGATCCAACAAATGGCTCCATTAGATTTGTTAACACAGAAATGGCTGCTGGTATTAACATTAAGAGTTATACAGGGACAACAGATGAAAATATCACAGCAGCTTCATTTACAAAAAGCAAGAATACGGGTAGACTTGTGAATGCTTACATAGGGTCTGCCGAAAAGCCTGAAAGAAAAGCTCCTAAAGATGATGCTAGACCTAGAAAATCAGTGTTTAAAAGAGTTATTATTGAAGATGTAGGAGGAGATGGTAACATAGCGGATTTCCCATTAAGTAGTCAAACACTAGGTGTTTTTTATTTTTTATTCAACCAAAACGCAGCAGATGTAGATTTATTTAATAAGTATACTTTATTCTTGGTATACGCGATGACAAAGTTTAATGGGAATAGATCATTATTACAAAAAAGATTAGGGAATGACAGAGCAGGTAAAATAGATCTCGCGGGCCTTTACACTGATAAACCTTTCGGTAATATTGATAAACAAACAGGTAAGGATAAACTTATAAAGTATGGTCCGTCACCCCGTGCCGATCCAGATGCCAAGGAAGCCGCTCCTGAAGCCGACAATGCTTTATTTATTTTCCCCAACAAACCAATGTCAGAAGCTAATAGAATATCAGAGTTAGAATTTAGAGATATAAAGTTAGACAGGATAAGGGATAAATTTGAATATATTAAATTAAACAGCAAATTTGAAACAACTACAGATATGGTAATGCCTTCTACGTCAGAGTTATATGGATTTTTAAAAGCTTTTTTTGAATTTTCTGGAGGTCTTTTTATATCCAACGGTTACAGCCAATATAAGGCAGAAAGAATGAATTTCGAGAATACTAATACAATGACTGTTGTTGGTCCATTCCATGAAAGAGAATTATTATCAGAAATAGATGAACTATCAGATGTGCAAGACTTTTTCAAAATGATGAAAGTTCCTTTTTTAAGAATTAGAGATCTAGCTGCGGCTACTAGTTCTGCTAGACAAGTTAATCCTTTTCATTTTGTTGGAATCAGGGCAGAAAAATCTAGAGAAAGAAAAAAAGATGATGAAGCTGTAGATTTCAGATATTTGCAAAATCTTACAGAGCTAGTTGTATTCAATGCTACACACGGTCTTGTGTTAGGAGGTCCAACAAGAACAGGTAGGGCAATGAGAATTCCATTCAACGGAAAGAACCTCACTTCAGCCCTTGTTAGTTATGCTAAACAGTCTTTAACAAATTGGAATAATGCCACAAAAAAGACTAAAAAAACAATGAGGCTTTCTTATACTCGGGCAAAAACAAGAGTAAATCCATTAGGAGAAGAAGGAGAAGAAGCAGAAGATGATGCTATTGCAGATAGCTCGGCTGACGATCAGAAAGTATCAGATTTGTTTGATCGTTTTGATATAAAGTTTTTCGATGTGCAAGCCCCATCATACAGTATGTTAAATAATTTGACTATGTTTTCTGCTTCTGGAAATGTTTCTGAAATGAAAGCGTTAAAAAAACAAAGAGGAAATTATAGTAATTCCGTAGATATCCCAAAAAGTTCTTCAAGAACTTTATATGGATTACACATACCTAAATTCAACCCTACTATAAACTCATTATCGATATCAGTTGGTCCTCAAGGTATAACAACAACAATCAATGAATCAACAATTAAGTTAATTCCACCAGATCAAGAAATGTTAACTGATAGAGGATTGGATACATCTGTTAGAAAATCAAATATTTCCAATATATTTACTGCTTCTCAGCGGAATACGCTTGGTTTATGATTTTTTGCAAAGTGCGATCAATTTTCTGCAATCTTTTGCTGGGATATCTCCATAAGATTCCCAATTTGCAGCTTCTTCATTCCTGTATTTTTCTTCCTTCCAGAATGCCCTGAGAAGAGGTTTAAAGTCCTCAAAGGACTTTACTCCCCACTCTTCAGACAAAGCCTTCTGAAGCGTTCCTGCGGGCGTTAACGGCAACATGGCAGAGTCGCTAGAGGCATCGTATTCAACTGTATTTGAATTATTAGCTCCTTTTGACTTATCAATCTCATCTGCTCCCACAATGTGAATATTGAGATAATTACGCACACAACGGACAAAAGCTCGATTGCAAGCAATTGTTTCTAGAAATTTAGCACAAAAAGCGTCTGTATTTGCTAGAGTGGCATTAGCTACATCAGAGTAAGAAACCCCACAAGCCGCAGATTCATAGTTATTAATCCACTGTATAGTGCATTTAGCAGTGACATATCCTTCTGCGATATTCTCTGTTTTAAAGGCTACCTTGTAGTATCCGCGCATCTTGGCGAGTTCCTTAATGCCTCCCAGCATGATAAGAAGCTGCTTATCAGAAAGACCTTCTACAGAACTTGGAACATCTTTTTTTCTTGAGGCAAACCAATCTTTGTTTGGGTAAAGAAACTCCTCTTTAATCATTGCCCGCCAGTTAACAGAGCCATCTTCATTAAATTCGTAGTCTATATTTTCAAGCAATCCATTCTCATCTCGCTTATAAATATCTGGTCCGTAGATTTTTTTCTTACTCATCTGGTTCAATGTAAACTCTAAAGAAATCTAAATCAAGATAAAAATCATCTAAATTTTTTCGGCTATTTAAGTCAAAAAAACTTTCGTAAATTTCTTGCCCGCAAACTACTTTTTTCCCACTTTTAATTTTGATTTTATCAAAGTCTTTGATCTCAATTCTTTTTTTATTATTTTTAATTATTTCTTTAATATCTAATTTATTGATTAAAAGATCAAAATTATTTAGTCGTTCTTCAGATATGGTTTCAGGAGATGTGCATATAAAAATATTAGAAACGCCTGATTTTCTTACGGCCTCACAAAATTCTTGATCAAGTTTTTCTGTTTTATATATAATTTTATTGATTCTCCCAGATGTTAAAAAACTTTCGTGGATAGGCTTTGAGGTTGTAACTTCAGCTTTATTCCTTTGAAGAATATCTGCCAAGACATCCTCATTATGAGCATAATCCATTCTTACATCTATATGACCAGAAGTAACTCCAGTTTTCTCTGTTGGAATTATTTCGACAAAATTAGAGGTGTAGTTATTTCCTATAAAAAGAGTTTGATGATTTATTGTTTTATCGATATTTAAGATATCAAGAATAGCTTGTGCTATTTTTTCTGGTTTAATGAAATTAATTGTTTTTGGGCTTTCTTCTAAAGAAAAAGAGGGTTTGTTTCCTCCTCTATCAGATTCAATAATTATTGATTTAGATTTTTCATTCCAAAGTGGAGAGCATGTGCTGGCATAAGTGTGAGCATAGATGCTCACAACAGGCTTATCTAGTGCTGAAGCTATATGAACTGGAACGCTATCAATCCCAACGTGTCCCATACCTTTCTGAATTATATAAGCGCATTGTTTTAGTGTGCTTGTAGGAATGTGGAAATCGACACCTTCAATTTTATCTTCTCCAAAAGCTCCTACTTGAATAATTTTAATATCTTCTAATTCAGGTTTAATTAGATCAATAACATCATTCCACATGTTGTATTCCTTTGATTGAACTTTTTTATCATTGTGGATTGTTATATATTTTTCTTGCAAAATCGGAAAATAGTGAGGCTTTAAAGTCGGTTTCCCAATTTTAACCCCACATGATTTTGCATATTCTTCAGCTAAATGACTCATCTTAATTTAAATTGTGTTTTATCCTTGCCGTTATGTAAGTAATTTAAGTGTCTTTGAGTTCCTATGTTGGGCAAAAATGCCATTTCAAAATAACCTTGATGATTTCCTCTTCCTTCTAGCATAAGAAGATTTTCTAAAGATGGTTGATATGCCAGCATTTTATGTACGTTGGGATTATCCTCTATCATTTGGAAGAATTCAGGTTTAGTAAAAACATAAATATTCTTTTCTGGGTAAAGACTTTTTAGGTTGTCCATTAAAGAATTGATAATTAATACATCACCAGCAGATTCTGGCATTACAACCGCTATTCTATTTTCAATGCCTTCATCATCGATAACATCCTCTATACTTAAAGGGTTCTGTTTTTTGTTTTCTTCTTCAGAAGAAGTTGGTTTTTTTAAATTAAAGAGTAATTTTTTTAATTTTTGTGATATTACTTTTACAGAAAATTCTTCTTTTACATATTCCATGCCTCTTGTCGATAATTCGGACTTATCAACATCACTCATTTTATAAACTTGTTTTAACTTATCTGCTATATCGTTTGGGCAAGTTGAGGCTTTGATAAATTGTGTTTGAGGTTCTCTATATTCATTCCATTTAAGAGGGATTCCTCCTTGATCTTTATAACAAGAATCTTTGCCGCATGAATATTCTGTTACTAAAGTAATTAATCCAGCAGCCTTCGCTTCTTGAATTGGTAATTCTTGACCCCCGCTAGTAAAGGGATGACAATATATATCCATGCAATTATATAGTTCATTTAATTCCCTTTCTCCAATTCCTTTAAAGCTACTTTTAGTTTTAAAAGTTTTTTTAGCATTGCATCTAGGACAATCTTTATCTTCTCCTTGATAGTGTGATACAGTGTAAAAGTCGCAAGCATGACAGACATATGTAGATAATACATCTTCTGGATCAATTCCCATTTCCCTTATATATCTAGGAATGTCCCATCCCTGACCAACTTCTCCCCAATCAGTATGAAGTAGAAGTTTGGCGTTTGCTTCAGGGTTTTTTTCTTTAAAAGTTTTAAACCCTTGCAATAAGTTTGGCACTGATTTTCTTAATTGATTCTTAAAAACAAAACCAATTATATAACAATCATCTAGGTCAAATTTTTTCCTTATTTCATTTCTATTTTCGAGTGGCTTAAAATAACTATAATCAACTGCCCCGTGTAATGTAGACACATTTTTGTGACCAAGTCTTTTCATCTCTTCTTCTGCAAAAGATGCCCATACTAGCATCTTATCACAAAGAGGTTCCATTTGTAAGGCTTGATCTAAAATAGGTAAGCTGTCCAAGGTGGTCCAAAGAACTTTGTTTAACTTCCCCCACCACGGTTTATTTTGATATTCTGAGAAAGCCCAGATATCCTCAATCCCAAGATATACATCAGGATTACATTTTTCTATAATTTCATCAATAGTATAAAATCCATACTGAGCCATTCTTTCTTTTGGCCCATCTCCTTTAATAGCTTGTAAAATACTTGGGTTAGTGGGGTGCGTTCCATAACTTTCCCAAGGAGTCATTAAGTCGGCCCCATATTTAACTCCATTCGCAGCCTCTATAACTTCAATGTCTTGATCTTTATGTAATTCCAGAAGAATATTTCTTGCATTCTTACCGAAGCCAGTAACAAGTCTACTATGATTAGAGTGAACTAATATTTTTAGTTTTTTAGAATGGGACATCTGAATCTTCAATATCTGGAGTAGCTTCTTGAGGCTCTTCTTTTGGAGCTTGAGGTTTGTATGCGTCTGCTACAATAAAAGATTCTAAAATATATTTTTTAAGAAGTTCTGATAAAACCTCTGTTTCTCCAGCTTCTAGAGGAAGTTTAAATGTCATAGATGAATTTCTTGTGACACTCACCCCAAAAGCAGGAGTTTCGTGCCACTGTTCTCCATCTTTTGCCATAATTTTTCTTTTTTTGTCCCAAGGAGTAAATTTAATTATAGTTGTATCTTCATTCCTTCTATGAAAGGCTACGAAAGGGATTCTCGTTTTAAATGAAGAAAGAACTTCCCCAGCTTCGTTTGCCGAAAGTTTAATTGTGCCAGATTTTTCTGGATTTTTGGCGTTTTCCTTAAAAGAGCCACTTTTTGTTTTATCATTCCAACTATGTTGTTGGATCATTGAGACATACATAACTGCATTGCCCTTCTTGTCTTTTGCTAGATCAAAACTAAATGCAGCACCTGTATTTTTAGAGTTTGGCTTATAAAGAGTAAATTTCATTGAATTCGTGTAACTTATAAAAGATAATCTATTGTAATATGGCTTTTAACAAAATTCAACCAGAACAGGTCCAAATGCCCACTTTTTTTAGTGATTCTGGGGATATTAGAATTGGACAACTTGATACTGGAATTAAACTTAACATATCTAGGGGGTTAACTGGTGATTTTGCTTTTACTGGACAGCTTTTAACTAATGGAAAATCTGTATTTGGATTAGCTAATACTGGGACCAACAATTTCAATGTTGATTTTGGAAATTTATTGTTTCAAGGAACCGATACAGATCTCGCAAATGGACCCAATGATGGATTTAACGTTGGTATTATAGCTAATTCTTCAGAAGTTAGCGGAGTAAATAATTTAATTATAAATGGATATAATACAGATTTTCAAACTGGAACTCATCAAAATACAGCAGCAGGAAGAAATATAACATTCACGAATACAGCGACTGGTTGTATCGGTTTAAAAGACTCCAAGGCGACAACTAGTCTTTCTATTTCAGATCCTCATAGTATGCATGTCCAGTTTGATTCTGGAGTTTTCTTTGAAGGAGGGAATGTTTATGCTAGTGATAACTCATTAACTGATGGATCTGGAATTTTTAGTGGCAATCTAGAAGTTTTAGGATCTTCTCTTTTTCAAGGGGCGACAAGATTTACAGAAACGACAAGATTTGAAACAGGTTTTTCTGTTCCAATTTGGTTAGGTAACTCAATGACAGCGGGAACTCCTACTGCTCCAGCGACTGGGTCTTTAGCTATCTCAGGAACTACATTAGTAGTTTTTGTAGGAGCTAGCCAATGGGGAGGTATTGCGATATCTGGAGGCAACCCTTAATCTAAATCAATCTTAAAAGATTTATTTTCTGTCACTTTTTTATCAGCAACGTGTTTTTTGCCGACTCTTTTCTCGTAGTCTTTAAAAAGTTTTTTCTTTAAAGGATCTTCTCCTCCACTTTCTGAAGCTCTCTTTTCACTTAACTCAGCGGAATAATCCATCATATCTCCAAAAGTTCCTTTCATATTAGCCGTTTTTTCTACAAAGGAATTTTGACTAAATGGGTCTGCATTTGAAGATATTGCAGCATTAGGGATATCCCAAACCCTTCCCCACTTCACCCCATCTTCAGAGTAAGTATGATCATCATTCATTCCTTGAATAACTTCCTTATACCTCTCCTCAGTGGGGTGTTTGTAAGTATATATTGGCATTAATTTATTTTGATTTTGCGTTGTTCACTAACGCATTTTTTCGGCATTGTGACGGTAAGTAAACCATTTTCAGTTTCGCAGCTAATATTCTCTACAGAAACAGCGCCATATAAATTTAATTTAAATTCCTTTTGACGCTTGTTATTTTTAGCTTTGATAATCAAGTTATCGTTTGTTGCTGTAATATCAATGTCATCTTTGGCGAAGCCAGCAAGTTCAAATTCAGCACTGTATACATCGCCGCAGTCTTTAACATCAGCGTGTTTACTTGTTCCGTATGCATCAAAGAAGTTATCCAATAAGTGTGTATTTAATTTGTAATTCATACTATTCTCTTTATCATTTTCCATACCATTTATAAATCACTGTATATATAGTCTAAAATAGCATCAACTGTTTTAGAATATGTAAATTTGTCCCTCAATTTTGTCCCTTCTGTGTTAAGTTGTCCCGCTTTCTCTACAGCTTTATCAAAAGATTCCAAAATATCATCTCCATTTAATTTGTAATATTCTCCTTGGTTGAACGGAAGACCTTCTTTGAAAAAAAAGTTATCATAACAAGGTTGTTTCCCGACAGGATCAACCAAAATACTATTTTCTTCTGTGGCCCAGTCTTTATGAGCAGAACAATTACTTACAATAGACCACTTGCCCAACGCTGTAGCGTTGAAAGAAGGAAGGTTCCAACCCTCTCCATTAGATAACCCAGATAAATCTATATCAATAGAGTTAATAAAATCATTTACTTCAGAATTTGTTTTAAGATGAGGTAAAAAATTTACATTAGTCCAATGCTGACCACTTAAAGAGTTACCAACAGCTTGTTTCATTTGATCTTCATTTAAGAATGGATTGTGAATCAAACAAGTTAATTGATATTTAGGATTATTTCCAAACTTTTGTGTCCATAACTGAATAATAGCTTGAGTGTTTTTTCTTCTCTCAAACTTACCAATCAAACCAAAATGAATAGTATCTTCTAAATGTTCTTTTTTTATTTCCTTAAAATCTGGATCAAACCCAAGAGGAATAAATGAGACATTTTCACATCCTTTATCTTTAAAACATTCAGCAGACTCAGAAGAAGAAAAGAAAACGTGTTTTTGTAATTTTATAATATTTACTTCCTCTTCTGTTGGAGAATCTGTTTCATAAAATGTATAAAGATATTGATTAGGTAAAACTTTTTCAGATCCATTTATATGCCAAACTTTTAAGGTGGGAGTTTCTCGATGCAATTTTTTTAATCGCGTCGATGAGATATTGTGGACCCAATTTTTAAATTCTTCACTCACTTGATCGTAAGCATGAAATTCACCTTTATCCCCAACTGGGAAGAGCCCAATATCTAGATCTTTTTCTTTTAATTCTCTGAGGAAGTTTACGCAAACATTACCTAGGCTCAGGGAATTTATTGGCCCCTCAAAATTTAATTTTTTCATTTTCAATTTTATAACTAAATTCTTTTATTGCTTTGTCATGTATATTTATACAACCTTGCGCTGATAAATTAATTTTTTTAGCGACTTCTTTCCAAGGTTTTAATTTGCCTCTTATTCCACAAAAATATCTTTCGTGAAATAATGTTTTTAACCTAGAGTCTTTGTGTTTGCTAATTAAATTTAAAATTCTACTAAAACAATCATTAATTTTACATGACTCATCTGGCGTGGATGATTTGTCTTTTTGACAAAATTGCACTTCATCAAAATTAGCTGTAACCTTGTTATTTTTGTTTTTCGTCTTTTGTGTCAAGCACATGTATTTGGTTTTGTTCGCTAAATGAGTAGAAAATTTAGCTTTGCTCTCATCATACTCCAAAGCTGCTTTGTAAATTGTATAATCTTTATCTTTCATGATGTCAGACACTTGATTTTGTGTTAGACAGTTCATCCCAAACTTCTTGAGCATATCCACATAAATTCCAGAATGCCTTGATATTAGCTCACCTAAAGCATTTTCGTCGTTATCGACCTTAATCAAGTCTGTTAAGGCTGAATCTGTAAGATTTTCAATCAATTATTCTAATATAAGCAAAAAATCAAAAAAATCAATTATTTTTTTTTCTTGACACCTCAAAAAAGGGAGATAACATCAAAAAATGAGCGTATCGGATACGAGCGTATCCTTAACGTATTAAAATAATATTCCATACGTTACCCATACGTTCATATTAATTTAATGAGCCAAGCTCTTTTTTTCAATAAAAGGCATTGACTCACTTCTATCCCAGACCTAACATGTGTAACATTACAAGATGATTTTTGAAGAACAGATATCCAGAAAGCCAGACCATTATCCTTGGGCAGAAGAATTTATTGAAGCCATGCACAATGGGTTTTGGACAGATAAAGAGTTTAGTTTTACCAGTGATGTGCAGGATTTTAACGTAAATTTAAATGATACAGAAAGAGAGATGATTATTAGGACTCTCTCAGCGATTGGGCAAATAGAAGTGGCAGTAAAGAAATTTTGGAGTAAATTGGGAGATAATCTACCTCATCCAAGTTTGACTGATTTAGGGTATGTCATGGCAAACGTGGAAGTTATTCATAATAATGCCTATGAGCGATTGCTAAAAGTATTAGGATTAGAGGATATTTTTGAGCAGAATCTTAAACTAGATTTTATTGAGGGTAGAGTAAAATACCTCAGAAAATACACTCATAGGTTCTACAAAGATTCTAAAAAACAGTATGTTTATGCTCTTATTTTATTTACGCTCTTTGTGGAGAACGTATCTCTGTTTAGCCAGTTTTATGTAATTAACTGGTTCAATCGATACAGAAACGTTCTAAAGGATACTGGTCAGCAGGTAAAATATACAAGAAACGAAGAAAATATTCACGCTTTAGCTGGTATTAAAATCATCAATACAATTAGAGGAGAGCACCCAGAGCTTTTTGATGATGATCTTGAAGAAAAAATTCTCGAAGAATCGCAAGCTGCTTTTAAAGCAGAATCTCAAATTGTAGATTGGATGATTAATGGATATAGTGAGAAAGGTATAAGCGCACCCATTTTAAAAGAATTTATTAAAAATAGGATTAATGAGTCGTTAGAACAAATTGGCTTTAAGAAGGCATTTGATGTTGACAAAAAGTTATTGGTGAATACAATCTGGTTTGAAGAGGAATTGCTTGGGAATAATGCGACTGATTTTTTTCATACGCGCCCTGTAGAATACGCAAAAAACTCGCAAACATTTGATGCTGATGACTTGTTCTAAAATTGAAGAAATACAAAAGAAATACGAAGAATATAATTTAGATTCTTGTTCTGTTCCACAAAGTGACGGCTGGATCTTTGAAATGTGTCTTAATTATATTAAACCAAAAAACGTTTTAGAAATTGGATTTTATAAAGGAGGTAGTGCCTTTATAATGATGTCTCTGGATGAAAATTTAAAGTTAACTTCCGTTGATCCTGTTGAAAATGTAGCTACAGAAATGACTGGTCAAACAGATTTTTCTGGCGAAGAAGCTGCAATAGAAAAAATTTCAGATAATTTTAAAGATAGGTTTACTTTTTTGAGGAAAAAGTCTCAAGACGTTAGGCCAGATCTAAAAGGTGAATTATTCGATATGATTTATATTGATGGGGATCACTGGGAAGATGGAATAAGAAATGATTTTCAACTTATGCTTGATCTTGATATAAAATATGGGCTAGTTGATGATTGGGTTCAACCTGTCGGTGGATTTAAGTCAGTGCCGACTGTTTGGCACGAGGAATTTAAAGATAAACTTAAAGTAAAAACAGCTTTTTATAGAAAAGACACATTTCAAGGCCAACATATCCCAATGGTTTTAGTAGAGAATATTACATAATGAAAGATTATTACTGGTTAAACGAAGATTCTAAACAGTTCCTTGAAAGAGGTTATTTGCAAAAAGGAGAAACAGCTAAAAAAAGAATAAGATCTATCGCAGAAGCTGCTGAAAAGTATTTAAGACAAAGCGGATTTGCAGACAAGTTTGAAGATTATATGAAAAGGGGATTTTATTCCCTAGCTAGTCCTGTTTGGTCTAACTTTGGTAGAGATAGAGGTCTACCCATTTCTTGTAATGGAGTATATATCGACGACAAAATGGATTCAATCCTTCAAAAACAAGCGGAGGTTGGGATGCAGACGAAGCATGGATCTGGAACCTCGGGTTATTTTGGAGATTTAAGAGCTAGAGGAAAACAAATTAGTGTCGGAGGGAGTTCTGCTGGAGCAGTTTACTTCATGGAGCTTTTTGATAAAGTTGCCTCAATAGTATCTCAAGGTCATGTAAGAAGAGGATCATTTGCTGCATATCTTCCTATAGATCATCCTGATATTGAAGAATTTTTAAGAATTAGAAGTGAAGGAAATGCAATACAAGAAATGTCATTTGCTGTCTGCATTGATGATAAGTGGATGCAGTCAATGGTAGACGGAGATAAAGATAAAAGAAAAGTTTGGGCGAATGTTATAAAGAAAAGGTTTGAGACAGGGTATCCATACATATTTTTTTCAGACAACGCTAACAACAACGCTCCCCAAGCATATAAAGATAAAAAATTAAAAATACATGCTTCTAATCTTTGTAGTGAAATAGCTCTTCACTCTTCATCAGATGAATCTTTTGTTTGTTGTTTATCCTCTTTGAATCTTTTGAGATGGGATGAGATTAAAGAGACAGATGCTGTAGAAACTCTTGTTCAGTTTCTGGACGCAGTTATGGAGGAATATATTTATAAAACAGAAAATATTCCTTTTATGAAACCGTGTCATAACTTTGCGAAGAGACAAAGAGCTTTGGGTCTTGGAGTTCTTGGCTGGCATTCTCTTTTACAATCTAAAAATATCGCGTTTGAAGGATTGGAGGCACAATTCTTGAATGCAGAAATTCACAATATTGTTCGAGAGCGTTGTGACAGAGCCACATTCCAACTAGCAGAGCAGTTTGGGGAACCAGAACATCTTCGTGGGTATGGAAGACGCAATATGACTACAATGGCAATTGCTCCTACAACATCAAGTTCTTTTATTCTTGGCCAAGTTTCTCCTTCTATCGAACCACTAAATAGTAATTATTTTACTAAAGATTTAGCAAAAGGCAAATTCACATATAAAAACCCTCATCTAGAAGAACTTCTTGAGGCAAGGGGTAAAAATAATGCGACTACTTGGAAATCAATTCTGGTCAAAGGAGGATCAGTTCAACATTTAGATTTCTTGTCAGATCACGAAAAAGACGTATTTAAAACTTTTGGAGAAATTTCTCAGAAAGAAATTGTATTACAGGCGGCGCAAAGACAGAAATATATTGATCAAGGACAAAGCCTCAACGTAATGATATCTCCCAAATGTCCTCCAAAGCAAGTTAGTGAGCTTCTCATTTTTGGTTGGCAGCAAGGGGTTAAGAGTTTTTACTACCAAAGAAGTGCTAATCCTAGCCAAGAATTAGCTAGATCTATACTAAATTGCACTTCTTGTGAGGGTTAGTTCCTTTTGTTGTTTTTTCTGTGTATATAGCATACACTATGACGGACCTAGAACCAGAAATACAAGAGGAAAACGAAGATATTGATTTTTATACTGATGAGACTATAGCCTATATTTTAGGCAAAATCAGTGAAGAGATTATTGAAGATTAGTTGACATAAGATAGTCGCGATCTTACAATAGGACAGGTCGAGGATTTATTTCCTTGAGGTCATAGTAGACCTCTGGGTCTACTCACCCTAGGCCCAGAGGTTTTTATGTCTAAAATATTATCAATTCATCTTGGTCACGATTCTAACTTAACTTTTTTAGATACAGAAAACAATGATTGCATTGTTCTTGAACTAGAAAGGATTTATGAGAAGAGATATTATAAGTTTCCTACAGATCAGGAAAACTGTAATAAAGTTTTACAAGAACTAATAAATCTACTATCTGAAAAAGGTGTAGAAAACAAATTTGATATGCTTGTTCTCAGCAAGGACGAGCCTACAATGAATTTAGATTTTTCTGTATTAAACTATTCTAGATTAGTTTTTTGTGACCACCATCTAGGTCATGCTATGGGAGCTTATTCATTATCAGACTTTGATGATTGCAGTATTCTATCTTATGACGGATCAGGTAATGATGGTTGTTTTAATTTTTATAGTTTTGATAAAAATAAATTTTCTATCATAGACAAACTAGAAACAAATGTAGGATGGGGATATCAAGTTCTATCTAAATATGTTCTAGATGTTTCTGCTAAAACAAAAGTTGATTTGGCTCTAGCAGGAAAACTAATGGGATTTTCTGGATATGGAACACCTATAGATTCAGTTATTCCCGCAATGAAAGAGTTTATGGAAATATATTTCATAGATCATAAACCAGAAAAATATCAAAAGTTTTTTCAAATGATTGGCATTCCAAGCAATCAAGCTGTTTTATCTGGGGCTATGGGAGCATCTTTTGCCGCTACTATACAAAAAGTCTCAGAAGAATTAGTTTTAGATTTTTTTGACAAACATGGATTTCCAGAAAGGCTTTGTTTAACGGGTGGTTGCGCTTTGAATATTCTCATCAATCAACAAATTAGAGATTTAGGTGTTAACTTATTTATTCCTCCAAACCCAAGCGATTGTGGGTTATCATTTGGTTATGCAGTTTATGGCAACTGGTTAATTACTAATGAATTTTATAAATCAAAACCCATAACATATTCTGGTTTATGGATTGAGGACTCTAATGAATTACCTGAAATTACAGAAGAAAGAAAAGCTTCGACTGTTGATTTGGCTTCTTTAGCTGAACAGATAAAATCTGGTAAGATAGTAGGTGTTTGTAGAGGGGGTTCTGAAGTTGGGCCTAGAGCATTAGGCAATAGATCTATATTGTGTGACCCTATATTTCCTCAGATGAAAGACACACTAAATGCAAAGATCAAAAAAAGAGAGTGGTATAGACCATTTGCGGGAATGTGCAGATTAGAAGACGCTCATAAGTTCTTTCACGTAGAACAAAGCCAAGAGTGTGATTTTATGGTCTATTGCCCAAAAGTCAGAGATAAATATAAAAAAGATTTACTATCTATCACTCACATTGATGGAACTTGTAGACTACAGACAGTTACAAGAGAACAGAACGAGTTTATATATGATTTATTAAGTCAGGACGCTTTCTCAAAAACTCCAGTATTGCTTAATACATCTTTTAACGTAAATGGTAAACCAATATTATCTAAAGCAAAAACAGCTTTGGAAATTTTAGATACTACAGAAATAGACTCTGTAGTTATTGAAGATTTTATTTTCTCTTAAGATGATTAATATATTAGTTACAGAATCTGGAGGCCCAGCCGCTATAGGATTAATTAAATCGATTAAAAAATCAAAACATGAAGCGAAAGTTTATGCTGTAGATTGTAATCAATTATCCGCTGGTAATATGTTAGCTGATGAGGGTTTTACTGTGCCTGTGGCCTCGTCAGAAGAATATCTTTTATTCTTACTAAAACTTGTAGTTAAGCATAAGATAGATGTAATTATACCTACAGGAGAACATGATCTTGTTAAACTTTCTTGGAATAAAGATAAGTTTGAAATGAATGGTTGTAAAATATTTTGTTCTGATACTTTCACGGTTCAAACCTGTCAGCAAAAACATAGGTTTTATGAATATTTAAAAACAAAAGATATAAACTTACCTTTGAGTATCAGAGGTCCATTTATTCAAAAACCAATTGTAGGGAGTGGTAGCAGAGGGATAAAAATAACAGAAAGCAGAAATGAAATGATACAAGAGTATATTTCAGGGAAAGAATATACCGTAGATGTTTTCTGTGATATGGAAAGCAACATTGTTTCTCATGTTATTAGAGAGAGGGTATCTACCAAGGCTGGAATTTCTGTTATCGGTAAAATTACAAAAAACAAAGCAATAAAAGAGCAAGTTAAAAAAGTTGTAAAAGAATTAAGCATAAAGGGTCCATCTTGTATGCAATTCATTGTAACACAGTTAGGGATACCTTACTTACTAGAATGCAACCCGAGGTTAGGAGGAGGAACTTATATGTCTACTTTAGCTGGAGTTAACTGTGCAGATATTTATTTTGATTTATTAAAAAATAATAAACCAGAATCGAAAGAAGCTAGAGAAATTACAGCGATTAGATATTTTGAAGAAATTGTAAAAGAATGAGATTTTTAGGCTTTAATAATGTTTTATGTTTATCTCCACATCCAGATGATGTTGAGTATAGTATGCTAGGTTCTATAAGTAAATATAATCATACATTTTTTGATGTTTTTTGTATGAGTAAAGGTGGGGACTTTGACAAATCAACATGTGAAGAAAGATGGGGGGAAAATTTAAAAGTTTGGAATACATTTAATAATGTGTCTTTATCTTTTTCAGATTCTGTTTTTATTAAAGATAACTCTGAAGATTATTGGGTATATAAAATTGAAACAAAATTTTTAAATGAAATTAAGTATGATTGCATTTTTATTCCAACTTCTACAGATTCTCATTTTGAGCATAAAATCGTAAATAATCTGGGTCCAGCTTTAGCACGGAATAAACCTTTAAGTATTATTGAATATAGAACCCCAAGCACTTTAGATGAGTGGACACCTAATTTTTTTTCAGATATAACTAATGTTTATGATCAGAAACTTAATTTACTAAAACTTTTTGAAAGTCAAAAGAATAAGTGGTATTTCAAAGACGATGTTTTATTATCTTTTCATTCAAACTACCCTTGTCATAAAAGGGGATTAGAAAAAGTTGAATCATTTAAAATTAAACAATTATTAAAATAATGAGTATTCCTTTAAATTTAATTATATTTTGCACAACCATACCAAAACATGGTCATGGGAATAACTTTGAAGGATATAAAGCAGAATATACTTATGAAAAAACTGTTAACTCGTTGTTAGATCAGGTAGGTAATAGTTATTTTAAAAATATGCTACTTCATTTAAAATGCCGAGAAGGAGAAGAAGATATAGCAAAAGAAATCAAAAACTTGTGCGAGGACAAGGGGATTAGAGTTATTGAAACAAAATCTGAAGTTCAGCATCATAGTGAAAATGCTTTAAGTCATTCTGCGGAATATTTTAAAGATATATATAAAGCTTTCTCAGACAAAGAAATAAGAAAACAAAAATATACATTGTGGTTAGAGGATGATTACTTATTTAGATGTCAATCAATAAATTTAAAAGAAGCCTTTAAAGACTGTGTTTCATTTTTAGATCAAAATCCTGATCAACTTTGTGTGAGGTTTAATCATGGAGATGAAGAGGGCTTCAGAGATCCCAAGGGTAATTATTATAAAGAAAATGAAAATATCTTTACACAAGCAATAAATTATACGGAATATGGTCCGACTTTCACTTTCCAACCTAATATAAGCAGAACTAATGAAATATTTATTGCTTGGAAAACTGCTCAAAAATATTTAGATCAGCTTGGCGACTATCACTGTGAATTAATGTCTGGAGATCTTTTGAAGGAAATGACAAACTCAAAAACTCCTTTTTCTTTTTTTAATACCCATAAAGTTCACTCCGATCATATAGGATGAAAAATAAATTTTGGTTTACAGGGGTAACTCATGAGGGAAATCATGAGCATTTAAAAAAATTAATTGAACCAATAAAATATTGTTTTGATGGTTTTGTTTGGACATTCCATTATCCTAAAGATAAAGGTGCGGAATACCTAGAAAGTATAAAAGGAGATGGTGAAATAATATATTCTAAATGGTGCAATAGATTAGACTACAGCAGAAATCATTGTTTATATCAGGGACCGATGAGAGTCGGGGATTGGTTTGTTACAGTTGATTGTCATGAAAGAATAACAAAAGATTTTGTAGAATTATTTAAAACAATCATACCATCTTTAGAGAAGGATGGTATTGACTGTGTGTATTTGCATGGCAAAAGATTTGCAGCTAAATTAAAAGAAGAAACAAAATTTGTTGGCAACCCTCATGAGGGAATAGATGGAGTTTCTAAAGCAATAGAAATTACAAAAACAGACGTTTGGGAAGATTGTTTTTTTTCTAATGTGAGAAACAAAGCTAGAGATAAATTTGCTATATTTGTTTCGGCAATGAAATATTACATATTCCCTACAACTAATCATTTATTGCTTCATTTTGAAAATAATCAAAGATTTGTAAGAGAAAGGTATCTAATAAGGTCCAAATTCTTAAATGAAGTTTCTAATCTTGGATTTGACCCACATTGTTTAAAATCTGTTAAAAAGTGCATAAAAAATAATTTGACAGAAATTTTGGAAGAATGCATAAATTCAGAGAAAATACTAAATGATTGGTATAGATATGAATTTTTGGGTGCTAGAGATTTGGTAGATAAACATGATTTTACGTTAATTAAAAAAATATGATTTCACTTTATACAACAGCTTTTAATTTAAAAGACTTTGACGTAGATTTAGATGATGCTTTTTCTAATTGGCTTTACTATGTTGATGAGATAGTTATAGGGACTTTAAGAAAAGATCATGAGGATGTCAGGGAAAAAATAACATCAAGCAAATATTATGACCCAAAAAGAATCGGTGTAGTATCAAGGAATTTGGATATTTTTCAAGATATATATTGGGACGGTAAATTAAAAAATGCTAGCTTGGAAAATTGCAAGCATAGTGTCTCTATACAAGTGGACCTTGATGAAAGGTTATCTGGAGACAAACAAGGTTACATTGAGATAGCTAAAGAGATAAGTAAGCACGATTTTCCTTGTAGTGTTATGCTACCAAGCATTAATCTTTATGGAGATTTAGATCACTTTGTGGATATAGGATATAAATGGTATATGCATACAAGAGAACAGACATTTCGAGGTCCAGTAAATTTTGCATTAAAAAATGATGGTAGTTTTGATCCAGAGAAAAGTGACACTTGTGAGTTGATTGATGAAAAAGGAAATTTAATACCGTGCATTGGTAAAATTGCAGTCACAAATAATGATCCAAAAGTTATCCATCTTGGATTTCTAGATATAGAAAGAAGAGCAAATTTGAATAAAAATTTTTGGAAGGATATTTGGTCAGAAAGAAAAAGTTTGAGTAGGAAGAAGAAAGTAGAAGCAACTAATGTTCTTACAGATCCTACTGATTTTAATCCTCCTTCCAAGTTGCACAACTTCCCACAACCTCTTTGGCCTAAATTATGAAAAAATATGGAATAATTTATTGTGGATATAATACGGAAGATTATATTCTAAAATCAATCGAACCGTTTTTAAATCGAGATAATCACATTGTATCTGCTGTCTCAGTTCCGTTTAAGGAATATAAAGGTATAGATACACTACATGATCATACCACAGATCTTTTAAGAGAACTTGTTGAACAGAAAAAACTAAAATATCTTGTGGATAATCCACAGTATGTAACAGAGGCAGAAGCAAGAAACTTTGCTTTGTTTTATTTAAAGAAATATAATGTAGATTATCTATGGCTTGTAGATTCAGATGAATTTTATACAGATCAACACATCAATAAAATTGAAGAATATGTAGAGTCTAGCAATAAAAATTTATTTAAATTATCTTTAAAGAACCATGTTTTTGATTTAGACCATTATCTAGAAGAACCTTTCTGTCCCCCTAGAATTTTTAAAACAAAGATTAAAGATAATCTTTCTTTGGAGGGATTCTATTGGGATAACGATATTTGCTATAAAGAAGGAGAAAACAATGGCAGCATGATTTCTTACGAGGCAATAGAGGAGCTAGAAATAATACCAAAACAAGTAGCATATATACCTCACTACACATGGCTCAACGACAGAATTGGCAAGAGGAAAGTAGAATATCAGCATAGACATTTTGGTCATTGTGGGTATAAATGGAATAACGATAAACATTGCCTAGAATTTGATGAAAGTTTCCATGAGAAGCATAATTTAGAGATACCGAGGGTTATAAAAGATGTATAAAAAAAGATTATTAGTAGGGATGTGTTCTTGGGATAACCCAGAACTGTTGAAGATAACCGTGGATTCTCTTTTAGAATGTATGGATCTTTCTAAAGATGGGATTGCTGTTGTTTTAAACGAGGCAGACATTGAATCTATAAAATATTTGTTGGATTTAAAAATACCTTTTGTCGCTGTCCCAGAAAACAGGGGAGAACTTGCAATTGATTACCTTTTACCATTTGCTCAAAACGCAGAGTATTTTATGAATTCAAATGACGATATGGTTTTCTGTGGTAATTTTGCTGACGATTTGATTGGAATCATCGAGAAACATTACCCTTGCTCTGCTTCTTGTAGACTTGTAGAAAATTTTAATAGTAATAATGTTTCAGTAACTGTAGATGAAACTTTAAAAGATTTTTTTAGTGAAGAGTCACGAAATCAATTTAAAAAGAAATCAGAAAATGGATTTTATGAGCAAAAATACAAGATACAAGCTTATTGCCATCCAATAATGGTAAAATGTAGTGATTTATTTAAAGTGGGTGGATATTCAGGCTGGTGGGATATGGATTTCTTTAGTGGTTATGGGAGGGACGATATATTTCCATATTTTTTATATACATTACATAATAATAATTTTAGATTTGTAACATCTAAAAAATCTCATGTTTTTCATGCATCTTCTGCTACAAACAAAAAGAAACCAAAAAACAGAAGTTCTGGTAACGAAGAAGTTTTCTTAAAAAAAACTGGTCTGACTATTCCTCAATTTAGAACAGAAATGAAGATAGGATTCATAATAGAAGACCATGACATGGATTTAGGGGAGTTGGAACTTTTTAGACTTGAAAGAGATTAAAACATTGAAAAATAAAAGAATATTTATAACAGGTGGTGCTGGCTATCTAGGAACTAATCTTGTTAAAAAATTTTATAATGACAATGAGCTAACAATTTTTAGTAGAGATGAATCTAAACATTATTTTTTAAAGAAAAGATTTCCAAAAATTAATTGCGTAATAGGAGATATTAGAAATTACGATTTATTGAAAAAAGCTTCTTTAAGTCATGATATAGGGATCTTTGCAGCTAGCTTGAAGCAGATTGAAGCAGTTGATGAAAATGTGAATGAAGCCCATGAAATCATTGTCAATGGAGGATTAAATAGTAGAAGAATCGCAGAAGAAAACATAAAAGAAGCTGCTTGTTTTGTATCGAGTGATAAATCTAGGGCTGCAACTACTTTATATGGGGCTATGAAGTTTGTAGCTGGAGAAAGTTTTATAGTAAATGCAGAGAAGCTCCCAATTAATTTATCAACAGCTATATATGGGAATGTAATAAACTCAACAGGGAGCCTAATACCTTTAATTTGGGATGCGATAGAAAAGGGCTACGAATTAACTTTATACTCAGAAGAGATGACTAGATTTATGCTTCCAATAGACAGTGCAGTATCTCTTATCGAATTTGCCTTAACAAAAACTGGATATAATATTATACCAAGGGCGAATAGTTTTTTAATTAAAGATGTTTTTGATATATATAAAGAAGAGTTCGGCCTGAAATACAAATTAGGTAACCCAAGAATCTCAGAAAAAATTCATGAGCTAATGATTTCAGAAGAAGAAATTCCAAGAGTATTTTCCGAGGAAGACTATTATCTAATGCATTATAAAAAAGTAGGTAACAATGAGAAATTTGAGAATAATGAATTTTCCAGTAGAGATGTTGTGTTACCAACACAAGATTGTTATTCGTTTCTAGAAAAATATAATTTTTATAAAAAATGAGAGTATTAGTTTTGGGTCATAAGGGGATGCTTGGAAGCACTCTCTGTAGATATTTAAAACAGAATAAAGTAATTGTTGATATAATACAGGGTTGTAGGTGGCCAGATTCTCATTATACAAGCAAAATTTTAAAGTCGGAAGCTGATGCTATTGTAAATTGTTTAGGTTGTATTCCTCAAAAAAAACCTAAAGAGCAAGAATATTTAATAAATAATTTTTTTCTTCCTGTTTTTTTAGCAAACAATTTTAAAGGGAGAGTTATTCACCCCACTACAGATTGTGAGTTTTTAGGTTCGAGTGACATCCATCATAGATATACAAAGCAATGCGAAAAAGATGCGACAGATCCATATGGAAGGAGTAAAATTTTTGCTTCAGATTATTTAATGGGATTTGAGAATACGACTATTTTAAGAACGTCAATTATCGGAAGAGAAGTCGGTTCTCAATTTTCTTTATGGGACTGGTTTGTAAAAAATGAAAAAACATCCATCGATGGATATGTTAATCATCTATGGAATGGAATCACAACGCTGCAATGGTCAAAAATTTGTTTAAGCTTGCTTTTTAATGATTTAAACAAAAAGTATATACAGATTGGCACTGAAAATTACATATCAAAAGGTGTTCTTCTAGAAACCTTAAATACAAAGTTAAAACTAAAAAAACATGTAAATCTTTGTTATGACGGCAAAAAATTTGTAAATAAATGTTTGAAAAGTGATATGATTGTTCCTAATATACAACAACAAATAGATGATGTATTAAATTGGGAATGAAAAAAATTATTGTTACAGGAGTTACTGGTCAAGATGGAAGTCATATGGTGGACTATCTTTTGAGTAAGACAGACCACACAATTATTGGAGGAGTTCGTAGATTAAGTGTGAAAAATCACGATAATATCGAACATCTTCTAGATAACAAAAGATTTTTTCTTATTGATTTAGATGTAACGGATGCAGAAAATATCGACAGAGTAATCTCAGAGCATAAGCCTGATTATTTTATTAATTTTGCTGCGAACTCTTTTGTAGGAACAAGCTGGAAAATGCCAGTTAACCATATGCAGACAAACTGCATGGCGGTTCTTCACCAATTGGAAGCTATTAGGAAACATGTGCCACATTGTAGATATTACAACGCAGGAAGTTCTGAAGAATTTGGTGATGTGGTTACAGAACCACAATCCGAAGAACATCCATTAAGGCCGAGAAGCCCGTATGGAGCTTCAAAGTGTGCTGCTAGACATTTGGTGAAAGTATATAGAGACTCTTATGATCTATATGCTGTTCAAGGATGGTTATTTAATCATGAGGGGACAAGGAGAGGAGAGGAGTTTGTAACTAGAAAAATTACAAAAAATGCGGCTCGTATTGCCCATGAGTATACTCGCGATAAAAAACCAATTCCTTTGAAATTGGGAAATGTAAACTCTAGAAGAGACTGGAGTGATTCAGAAGATTTTGTAGATGGAATTTGGAGGATGCTAAATCAAGAGGAACATTGGACGCATGTTTGGAGGAAAAAACCCGATGATTATGTCTTATCGTCAGATGAAACTCACACAATCAAAGAGTTTGTTGAGGAAGCATTTCACTTTGCGGGGTTTCATAGATCTATATGTCGATGGGAGGGGATTGAGGAAGATACAAAATATTATCACGGCGAAGACTTATTGATGGAAACAGATCCTCAATTTTATCGACCCGCAGAAGTAGATTTACTTTTGGGGGATTCAGATAGGGCGCGAAGAGAACTTGGTTGGGAGCCAAAAACAAATTTTATTAATCTTGTTCGCAAAATGGTAAAATATGACATGGACCTCTTGACTTAATTCGAGATCTGGTTATATTGACTTTATGCCAAGAGGTAAAAAGTCTTGCCCATCATGTAATCGCCTTCTAGGTGCTAGAGTCAGCACTTGTGAATGCGGTCATAAATTTCTTCCAGCAAAGAAAAAACAGGCTAAACCGTTTTTTAGAGAACGGAGAGAGTTTGTTAAAAGAATGCTTGCTGGATCAAAGGCTACCGATTGGAGAATGGAGATGCATACAGCAACAAAGGTTTTTGAGCAGTTTGAAAATGATGTTGATTTTTTATCGAAGGTAAAACCTCCATTTGTATTTAAAAATACAATTAAATACTTTTTAACAAAAGATGGGAAAAAGTATTTACAAAAAAAGAACAAGGAGTTTTACTACAAACCTCCTGAGAAAGATAAATTTGTTGACACTGGTGTTAAATCAGGAGAAGATATCATTAGAAAAAAGAGTAAAACATTAAGAGATTTTTTAAATGACTAAAATGAAGAAAAAAAGCAGCGGATCAAAAGATTATACAGAAGCATTCCTTAAATCTAATAAGGACTACCACTACAACCTAGAGGAAGGTGCGGAACCATATCTAGTGTCAAGTGGATCAATGATTCTCGATCATGTTCTGAGTGGAGGATTTGGGTCTGGATTACATAGGTTTATCGGAGCAAACGAAGGGGGCAAAACAAATGAAGCCCTGCATGTAATGCACAATATGCTTAAGACGGTAGAAAATTCTAAAGGTCTTTTTGTGATGGCAGAAGGTAGATTAAGTCAAGACGTTAAAGATAGAGCGGGAATTAAATTCGTGCAGAGTGCAGAAGATTGGGATACAGGGACTTGTTTGGTTCTTGAATGTCACATAATGGATACGATGATTGATTTTTTAAGAGGCTTGCTTAAAAATAATCCAGATAAGGAAAAGTTTTGTATTGTTATCGACAGCATGGATGGGTTGATTACAAAAGAAGATTTAGAAAAAGGATCTTCTGACGCTAGAAAAGTAGCGGGAGGAGCTTTAATGACATCTGATTTCTTAAAAAGAGTCAGTTTAGGCATGAGTAAGTTTGGACACATGTGCATCATGATTTCTCAGGTGAGATCAACTATCACTACAAGTATGTATGCGAAGCAAGACCCAAATAACCAGACAAACAGCAGTGGAGGCAATGCTATTTTACATTACCCAGATTGGATTCTAGAATTCAAAAAGCAAAATAAGAGTGACAAAATTCTAGAAAAGCCAACAGAACAAATTACCCCCGATAATAAAATTTATGGACACAACGCCAAAGTGTTAATTTTAAAATCAACAAATGAGGCGACAGGTCAAATTGTTACCTACCCAATTAAACATGGTCGTAAAAATGGAAGATCTATTTGGCTTGAGAGGGAGGTTGTTGATATGCTTTTGATGTGGGGCTATCTAGAGAAATCAGGTGCTTGGATTAAACTGGATGATAAAATAAAAAATTATCTTAAAGAAAATAAAATTGAAACAAAGGATTCTTACCAAGGAATTAAATCAGTTTATGAATTTCTAGAGTCAGATGAAAAAATTACCTCTCTATTAGTAGATTTTGTCAAAGATAATATTCTTAAACAATGAAATTTTTATGTTCAAATGGTCGAGAGAAAAAAATAAAAAATGTCAGCAAATATCTTATTGACTGGGATTCTGACTGTAGAAGCGGGATACAAAAAGACGTAAAAGATCAAGTTAAGCCGTATTGGTTTGCAGATGTGGTTTTTGAAGAGTTTCCTGTCGCTGGCACTAGGATGACACTAGATCTTTATAATGCTACTAAAAAGATAGCGATTGAAGTTGACGGCAATCAACACTACAAGTTTAATCGGTTTTTCCACTCTGACTCTCGCCAGAAATTTTTACATCAATTGCAGAGAGATGAGAAGAAAGAATATTTTTGCGATATTAATCAAATCAAAATTATTAGAGTATTAGAGTCTGATATAATGGATTCAAAAAAATACCCTGCAAACTTAATTAAACTTTTAAAATGAAATTGGAAGAAGAAGAAAGTAGTGGAGGAATCCCACAATCATTGTTAGATAAAGTTTACGACTCTACGGGGTCTGTTACTGGAGGCAACAGAGGATTTATATTACTTTATGTTAATAAAGAAGGTTGTCCTAGTATGACAAGTAAAACAGAGAACCCTACAGTTGACATGGCACTTGGTAAATTAATAGAGATGGCAATGGCAAAGAAAGATGACGATATAAATATATGATTTATTCCTTTGATTTAGAAAAAAAAGTCTTAAGCGGTATTATTCAGCATCAGCATAAGTGGGAAGAGATTTCTAGTTTTGTTAATGATGGTGATTTTTACTCAGAGGATTCAAAAGTAAATGTATCAATATTTAAATTATTAAAAAATGCACTTGATAACGCTGAAAGCATTGATGAGACAATTCTAGTTCAGAGGATACAACAATTAAAAGTTACTTTTCCTGACAGTGTAGATGTTGCAGAGTATGTTTTTTCTTTAGCATTCTATAAGATTACAGAAAACATTTTTTTAAGTTCTGTAAAGGAGCTTAAAAAGTATAGCGCTCGTAGAGAAATATACACAAGCTGCAAGAAGGTTGCTTCTTTTGTAAAGAATGCAGATCCTAATCTCAAGTATGGAGAACTTATTGAACAGTCTGATCAACTCTATAATAAGAACATAAAAGATTTCGAGATGACAGAATCTGGTCCCGTCAACTTGTTCGACATGATGGAAGATCTTGTTGAGGATCGGGGAGATAATCCTGTGGAGGATTTTGGTATGCTTGGCCCACATCCACGAATCAATGAGATGTATGGATCGCTACTACTTGCAGGAAATATCTCTGTTATTGTCGCTAGATCTGGAGTAGGTAAAACAAATTTTTGTATGGATTATACTACAAGAGTTTCTGCTGAACATAAAGTCGCTGTTCTTCACTTTGATAATGGAGAAATGAGTGAAGAAGAACTTATCTTCAGACAGTGTTCTGCAATGACGGGTATTCCTGTGTGGCTTTTACAGACAGGGAAATGGAGAACTACAGGATATAAAAATTTAACAGTAGATCAGGTTGTAGCTAAAGTTAGATCAGCTTGGGGTAAAATCAAAGACATGGAATTTTACTATGAGAATGTCGCTGGATTATCTCCAGATGAAATGTGTTCTCTGCTTAAAAGATTTTATTTTTCTAAAATTGGTAGAGGCAATCCACTTATTTTTAGTTTTGATTATATTAAGAGTGACTTTGGTAGTATTGGCAAGGTTGATGGCTGGCAACAAGTATCCTATATGGTGCATAAGTTTAAGCAAACAATTCAAAGAGATTTGTGTTTTGACGGCAAACCTTGTGTTTCTATGCTCACTTCTGTGCAGTCTAACAGGCTGGGAATTACAAGCAATAGAGGGGCTGCGGGAATAGTTGATGATGAAAGCGTTGTTTCTTTATCTGATGGAATCACTCAGTTCTGCTCTCATTTGTTCTTGCTTCGCAGAAAAGTTGCTGATGAAATTCATGAGGAAGGAGTTAACTTTGGCACTCATAAATTAATTAATTTAAAATGCAGACATCTTGGTAGAGATGCTCTCAGAGCTATTCATCCAGTAGAGATGCCAGATGGAACTAAAAAACAGAACTTTATTAATTTAAACATAGAAAACTTTCGGATTACTGAGTGTGGAGACTTGCAAGACATTGTAAATGTTTTTAATGGAGGAGGGGTCGAGGTTAATACAAATGACTCAGAGGAAATACCAGTGAATTTAAGGGCTTGAGAGGAGAACAAACAGAGTTCTGGGATGATTTCGGTTTACCAGAGGGAGAGGAGTTTAGAGTTTGCAAAAAAATGTGCAAAAGAAGGCTCCCTATTGATTTTTTTCCAATCCATCTAACAACGGTAGATAAAAATGGGAATAAAAAAGAATACCGTAAACACTGTTGCAAACAATGTTATAATATACTAAAAAGCCAATCTTCGCAACTCCATAAAAAATATAAAAGACCTAAATGGATAATTTGCCCAATATGTCGTAAAGAGTGTGAAAACCCCGTGCTAGATCATGATCATGAAACAGCGGAATTTAGAGGGTGGATATGCAATGACTGTAACAATGCTCTTGGAAAATTTGATGATGATCCATTTGTATTAAAAAGGGCGATTACTTATCTTAATAACCCGTTTCAAGACTAAGTTTTAGAATGAATTATAAAGATGTGTTAGAAAACCTTGGGTATCGCCTCAAGGATCATGGATCATACTGGAGGACTAATGCAGTATACAGATCTGGAGATAATTCAACTGCTCTTCAGATCTATAAAGATACTGGGGTCTGGAAAGATTATGTAGAGGACTCTCAGTTTATGCCCTTTGAAGCTCTTCTCCAAAAAACCTTAAATACCAAAGATACAAATGCTGTAAAGCACTATTTAAAGGATAATGGTGTAAATATAGGAGCAAGAATCAAGCAAAAACATCTATTGAAAGAAGAAAAAACATTTTCTCAAAAGGTATTAACTCGCCTTCTTCCTCATCACGATTTTTATCTAGAAAAAGGGATTAGCAAAGATACCCTTCAAGATTTTAAATGTGGCCTAGCAATGTCTGGCAAAATGTATCAGAGAATAATATTTCCTGTATTCAGGAAAGACGGAAGAATACATGGGTTTTCTGGTAGAAAAGTTACCAATGACGATAGACCTAAATGGCTTCACATGGGGAAATCTTCTGGTTGGTTTTTCCCATACTACAATGTAGACAAGGTTCAAGAAGCAATAACAGAAAAGGAGGCTGTTCATATTGTCGAATCTGTGGGGGACTGTTTATCTCTTTACGATAACGGTATAAAAAATGTTCTTGTTTCTTTTGGCTTAAATATTTCACCTAAATTTATAGCAAGGCTTTCCCTACTTCCTGTAAAAAAAGTTTTTATATCATTTAATAATGATCACACTTCGTCTATAAATAGAGGCTTTGAAGGTGCAATTAAATCTATTTTTAAATTGGTTGAGACAATTGATTTTGACAAAGTTTACTTTATCCCTCCCGAAGAAAATGATTTCGGAGAGATGAGTAAAAATCAAATAGAAAAATACAGCCTAGACTGCTATAATGTTCAACATCAAGAGTCAATGTCTAAAGTTATTTCTATAGCAAAGGGCATGAATGACAGAGGTGTAAACAAAAGTTTTTCTTCTTCTTATTCAAAGCTTGTAAAGAAAAATTCATTTCATTATGACGAATTCTGATAACAAGCCTCTCTCAGCATCTCGCATAAAGACACTCCAGATGTGTTCTTGGCAGTATTGGTGCAAGTATCACTTAAAATTGCCAGACAAGTCAAATGAAGGAAGTCTGCGCGGGACAATCTGCCATGCTGTGTTTGAAAATCTTGGCAACCCAAAACATAGAAAGCACTATACTAGGATTGTAAAAACGCAAAATGCTTATGCTTCTCTACCTGTAAAAAGGATGATAGAGTCTTATGCAAAGAAGCACGGTATAGATGATTTTGAGAACATGGATCTTATCAACCAGATGACTGTAGAGGGTCTAAACTTTGACTTCTTTGGAGATAAAGATAGCAAACCTACAGAGTCAATAAGCGAAAAAGATTTTGATATTTCTGTGTTAGAAGGAAGCAAAAATTACAGAATATTAGGTTTTATTGATAAGTTGTTTCTTTTCAAAAGAAAAAAGCAAGCAGTTATTAGAGACTTTAAAACATCTAAACAAATTTTTTCAGGAAAAGATTATACAGACAATATGCAAAACCTAATGTATTGTTTGGCAGTAAAACATCTATATCCAGATTTTTTAAAGCGTCAGATGGAGTTTTTATTTTTAAAGTTCGATTGCAACAATGAGGGAAATTGCACAATGAACCCTTTAGACGATGACGAATTAGAGGGTTTTGAGTATTTCTTAACAGAGGTCCAACAAATTATTAATAATTTTAATGAAGTGTTAGCTTCTAAAAATTTAGCTTACAATAAGGGTTACTTGGGAAAAGACGATGGATTTGCGGGTAGAGTGGTTTGTGGTAGAGCGGATTACGCTGGACAACTTAAAAAAGACGGCACACCGATGTGGCATTGTCCCTTCAAGTTCCCAAGAGAATTTTACACTTTAGTCGATACAAGCGGCGTAAGGATAGCATCAGCAGACCTTAAAGAAGATCTTAAAAGTAAAGAAACTAAAGATTTAAAGATTGAAAAGGTTAAATATGATGGATGCCCTGCTTTTTCCTTTGACAAACCTATGGAACTTTTGTAATATACAGGAGTGATACCATTATTCAAAAGCACTTTCAGCATAGGTAGATCCCTGTTAAGGGTCGAAGATTTAGTAGACATTGCCGAGTCTGGTGAGATAAAAAAGATGATTCTAGTAGAAGATAATTTCTACGGATTTAGAGTCATCAATAAAGCGTTTTTAAATACCGATGTCCCTATGGTCTTTGGTGTAAAACTGCCTGTTGTCCAATCTAGTTTTTATTTAGAAAAACCTAGCAAACTAATTTTCTTCCCAAAGAACAACAAAGGGGTTGCTATAGCGAGAAAACTGTATACAAAGTGTCATACCAGCGAGGGGGAATGTCTTCATCTTGACGATTTAGGAAAGGGTGAACTAGATGACATTAGTATTGGAGTCCCTTTTTATGATTCTTATGTCTTTAACAATATTTTTCATTTTGGGATGTGTGAGCTTTTTTTAGACAAGTATGATCACTTCTATATAGAAGAATCAAACAATCACCCTTTTGACTTTCAAATTAGTGCAGCCCTAAAAAAACTAGGTGTGAAAACAGAAAAAGCAAAGAGTATTTATTACAGAGATAAAGAAGACTTTGAAGCATTTCAAATGTATAAAGCAATCTGTAGTCGTAAGCAGGGAAGGGTTCCTACATATAGTAACCCAAGATTAAATGATTTCTGCTCTGATGAATTTAGCTATGAATCCTTTTTAGAAAATGTTGCCAAGTAATCAAAAATATCTCGTCTTCGACACAGAAACAGAAGGTTTAAATTTACACTCTTCTAAAACTTGGCAGCTATCTTGGATAGTATGTCAAGGAAAGAATGTTATTGAAACACATGATAAATTTATCAAACACAAGGAATTAAACATACCAGAAGTTGTTAGAAAGTTAACTGGGTTTGATTGGGATAAATATAACGGAAAGGCAGAGTCCTTGATTTCTGTTTGGTCTCAGTTTGAAAAATATTTATTCGATCCACAATACATTGTAGTTGGTCAAAACTTATTAGGATTTGACGTATATATGATTGCTCATCTGCAAAGAATGCTTGGGGAACAGCCAGATTATTCTTATTTACCAAGAATATATGACACTAGAGCCTTGGGGAAAGCATACAGAGAGGAACTAGATAAACCAAAAAGTGATTTTCTAGGCTGGCAATACAAAATCATGAATGATAGGAGCTTAAAAGCAAAGGTATCACAAAATCAGTTGTTAAAGTTTTTTGATATAGATTTTGAAGAAGAGAAACTGCATGATGCTTTATACGATATTAAAATGTGTTATGAAATTTTCTTAAAGTTAAAAAAACACATGGACCTGTAATGTTTGAAGATTTCACACCATACGACGATTGTGAACCTGCGGGAGTAGACCTTCCTAAAACAATTGTTGATCAGAACAAGCTAGAAGAAATCGGCCTTGGTTCAGATAGCTCTACAAAGGATATTCTTTATGAGCTTACTAGAAAAGGTTTGAGAGATAAAGGTATCACAAAATACGAAAACAAAGCAGTTTATTTTGAAAGAGCGAAACAAGAACTTGAGACATTTGAAGAACTTGGATTCACAGACTATATTCTTCTTAACTGGGATGTTTTAAATTTTTGTCATGACAACAATATACCTACTGGCGCTGGTCGAGGATCTGCTGCTGGTTCTCTTATTCTATTTCTTCTTGGAGTGACTAATATTGATCCAATCCCTCATAGTCTGTTTTTTGAGAGATTTGTTTCTAAATCTAGAGCGAAAAAAATTACAGATAAAAGAGGTAAAGAGTTTCTTGTTGGTAGCTTATTACCTGACGTAGATTCAGACATTTCATACGATCAAAGATACAGAGTTATTGAATATATTGAGAAAAAACACAAGGGTAGAACTGCTAAAATATTAACGTTCAATACTTTTAGCTCTAAACTTTGTATTAGAGAAGCTACTAAATATTTTGACGAAGCAAAAGAGGATGAAGCAAATCAAGTTTCTGATATGATTCCTAAACTTCACGGAGTTGTTTTCCCTCTTAATCAAGCAAAAGAAGAGAGTGACAAATTTAAAAAATGGGTAAAGAATCATAAGAAGACATTTGATAATGCTTTAAAGATACAAAACTTGCCTAAAAATACTGGAGTCCACCCATCTGGCATCGCGATTTGTTCAGAAAATATTGAAAATATTGTTCCCTTGCAGAGAACAAAAGATGGCGATTTAATTACTGGCTATGATATGAATGATGTAGCAGACCTGATGGTAAAGTTTGATATTTTAGGATTAAGAACTTTAACAATCGCTCACAAAACTTGCGAGAAAGTCGGGATAGATATTGAAGACATAGATGCGAACGATGAAATGATATATGAGATATTGCAAGACTTTAAGCATCCTATGGGCTTATTTCAAATATCTGCAGAAACCAACTTTAAAGTATGCAGAGAGATAAAGCCAAAAGATATAAATGAACTTTCTGATGTTGTTGCTTTAGCTAGGCCAGCAGCTCTTGAGTTTGTTGGTGTATATAAAACACAAAAAGATTTTCCTTCTCAACTAGATTTAAACCCAGAGCTTGATTCTATTCTGTCTTGGTCAAAGAATGTGATTCTTTATCAAGAGCAGTTGATGCAGATTGCTCACAAAGTTTTTGGATTAACGCTTGAGGAAGCGGAAGTCTTAAGAAGAATTGTCGGCAAGAAAAAGGTGGAAGAGATGCCTAAATGGAAGGATAGAATTTATGAGGCAGCTACATCCAGAGACTTAACAGAAGAGATAGCAGATTTCTATTGGAACTCCTTGGTGGCTGCTTCTCACTATTCCTTTAACAAGTCTCACAGTTTTGCATATGCAGACCTTGCTGCCAAAACAGTTTACTTAAAACACAAATATCCTCATGAATTTTTTCTATCTATTCTTGAGTGCGCTGAGTTTGACCCAGAGCCTCTTCAAACAGTCTCTGGAGTAAATGAAGAACTTATAGATTTTGGGATGAAAATGCTTCCTCCTTGTTTATACAAGTCTGAATTTGGCTTTACAATTGAAGATAGGGACATTCGCTATGGGTTAAATAGCATCAAGGGTATCTCACTTAAATCAATAGAAAGCCTTATTGATTTTAGGGGGATGAAATTTAATAATAAGTATGAAGTTTTTTTAGCTGCAAAGCAGTGCGGTATCAACATATCAGTCCTTGCTGCTTTAATACAGGCTGGAACAATGGACCATGCGGGAACCAACAGAACTCGCATGGTCCTTGAAGCCCAAGCTTTTAATCTCCTTACAGATAGAGAAAAAAGGAATTTTGTTAAAATCGGGGATAGGTTTGGTCATGATATATTAAATGCGATCTCAGAGGTTCTAGGGAAACAAACTCTAGGAGATGACAATAGACCGATAATGGCAGAGAAAAGATTTAAAACATTTAAAAGTAAATTTGATCAGTATAAAAAAATCTATAATCAAAATAGAAAACATGAAATGTTTGCTAAATGGAGATATGAAAGTTCTTTACTAGGTTATAGTTACTCTCATAATTTAAGAGAGTGTTTTCAAGATAGGTTCTCTTCTCTCATTGACTTAAAACAAATTGAAGACCTTGTTGATAGGCAGACCTTCCAAGTTGTAGGAGAGGTAAAAGATTTTTTTACTAGAACTTCTCAAAATGGTAATAAATACATGATGATATCAATCTGCGATAACACAGCGACAAAAAACTTTCTATTCATGGATAACGCAAGAGAAGAAAGATTATCTGATTTCTTAAAAAGCGGCTTCAAATTAGCTAAAAGCAAAGTAATTGTTTTAAATGGATCTAAAAGTAGAGATACTTTTTTTGTAGATAAGGTTAATCCTATTGAGACAAGTATATTTATGAAATTGAGGGAGGCGAGGAATGCATAAACTACCTCTCACTCCACATATAGAGGGGGTTCTAGAAAAAACAAAAGAACTTGCTGGGATTTTAGAAAGAAATGGAGCGGATATTGATTTGTTCTTCCATTGTTTTTTGAGTAATTTGGGGCAGTCTTGTTCCTCTATATTCAAAAAACTAAATGTAGACCCAAAAGATTTAATAAAAGAATCTAGGAGTGTTTTAAATAAGAAACGTAAAAATAAAAACACTAAAAAAGTTTTAAAAACAGATGTAAGAAAATTACTAAAAGAAGCTGAAGATATTTCTATAGAAAATTTTAAATTAGATTATATCCCACCAGAGGTAATACTGATGACTTTCTTTGATGAAAATCATTGTCCTAAAGTAATAAAAAATATTTATCCCAAGGAAGACGAGTATTCTGATGAGATTTTTCTAGGATTTGTTACAGAGTGTTCTTTAATCATAAAAGATATTGATCCTCAAGAGATTTCTAGTTTTATGGATGTTCAAACACCTGAAGACTGGATCGACATGTTTGATAAAAATGAGGTTCTTTCTCAATTCGCAGAGAATCTTAATCTAAAAGCTTTAAATGATGAGTTTGATAAAATTGTTGATTTCGACGGGAAAATTGATGAGGTAGCAACTGTTCTTTGCAGAAAGAAAAAACCAAACGCTCTTTTAGTTGGCCCCGCTGGGACAGGTAAAACTTCTCTTGTGGAGGGTTTAGCTTCTAAAATTGTTTCGGGAGACGCTCCAGAGTTAATTGCTAATAAAGTTATATATTCTGTAAGTTTGTCAAGCATGGTAGCAGGGACTGAATACAGAGGTCAGTTTGAAAAAAGACTAGAAGACTTTGTTAATGAGGCTAAAAAATACAGTAATTTAATTTTGTTTATTGATGAGGTTCATACGCTTATTGGGGCAGGAGGAGCAACAAATAACTCTCTAGAAGCGTCTAACATCCTTAAACCCGAGCTTGCAAGAGGAACAATAAGTTGTATCGGAGCAACGACTATTAACGAGTATACAAATACCATTAAAAGAGATACTGCTCTTGATCGAAGATTTGAGAGGGTAATCATCAGGGAACCATCAAGGTTTCAAATGGAAGAAATTTTACCTACAATAGTTTCTTATTATGAAAATTTTCATAGCATCACATACAGCGATCAATTTCTTGAAAATATAATTGGTTATTGTGAGAAATATATTCCTAATAAATATTATCCAGATAAAGCAATTGACATAATTGATCATTGCGGAGCGCAAGCAAAAGTAAATTTTTGGCATGTTACTCCATCAATCAAAAGTCAACAAGAAGAAACTATAGCTGCGGCCCTAGACCCAGAGAAGAATCATATTCAATTGCTTGAAAAATTAAATGATAGTTTGGAAAAATGGACAGAGGGAGTTTCAGACTTAACACCAGAAGTAAAACTATCTCACTTAAAAGATTTTTTTAAAAAGAAATCAAATCCATTAAACGATAGAGTTATAGTAGACAAAGTTTTTTCTTGCGTTAGTAAATCTCTTGTCGGGCAAAATAACCTATTACAAAAACTAAAAGATAAAATTACCTTATCTAGTCTAGGTATAAAAAAGACTGATAATTTTTCCGCTCCAGAATGCTATGTAATAAGCGGGGCTAGATTTAGCGGTAAATCTTACTTTATGGATTTATTTAAAGATAGCTTACAGAAACATGGAGTTAATGTTTTATCTTATAGCGGCGTTCATTTTGCGGATGCGTTTGCTCCACATAAAATAGCTACATCGCAAGGTAATAACACCTCAATATGTGAAAAAGTATTAATATCTCCAAATAGCGTTATAGTTATAGATGATTTTGATAAAGTAGATAATACGGCAATTCCTTTATTTAATCAAATATTTAAACATGGGAAGTTTCAAATGAATAATGGAGACATAGCAGATTTTACAAATTGTAAAATATTTTTAACTAGTTCTATTTCTAATAGCCAATCATCAATGGGGTTTCAAAAGGCAGCATCTAATAAAGATAATCTTATTATTCATCCAGATATCCTATCTCTTGTAGATGAGTGTTTCCCTCTTAAGCAGATTGATGAGAAGGGGCTCAGAAGATTATTGTGGATGAAATTAAAAAGATTAAAAAATCGCTTAAAAGATAATGATATTAATTTAAGTTTTGATTTTATTTACATTAAACAAACAATTAAAAGCATTCTGAAAGAAAAAATAAAAATAGAAGCTTTGAGTAATAAGATATTATCAGAGATAACTCCTTTTGTTTCAGATTCTATCTTGAAGGGACAAAAGAATATCAAACTTTTTATTGAAAAAGACAATAGCAACGTCGATCATAAAGCATGAGTGGATCTGCTGCTAGAAGAATTCGTCAACTTATTGGATACGATAAAAAAAAAGCTAATCATATTGAAAAAAAACTTTACAAAACCCTAAAGGGTAGGTATCTTGCTATCGGCGCTGAAAAATTCTGGAAAAGCGTCGAAGGAAAATTTAACAATAAATAATTATGAGTGAAAATACAAAAACAAACGACGAATGGAAGAAGCGCGAATTAGGTGCGCTTTGGAGAGTTGATGGACAAAAACAATCTTACTACAGTGGATCTATTAAAGATTCAGAGGGTAATGATGTAAAAATTGTCTGTTTCCCCAACTCTTTTAAAGAGAAGGGTTCAAATCAGCCTGATATTAGAATTTACGCGAGTAAAGAAAAAGATTAATATATGACTGAAGAACAAAATAATAATTTGAAAGCATTACTCACATCAGAAATGGTTTCTCGCATAACTTTGGCAGAAGCAATCAACATTATGCATAATCTTGCAGTGCAAGAGGTCGATTCTAATGTTGAAAAAATGTCTGATGAAGAAAAAGTTTCTGCTCTTAAGGAGTTAACCACAAAAGTAAAATCTGCGAGTGCAGAAAATTCAGAGGCAAAAACAAAATAACTTGTGTAAGACACTGTAAATGCCTTACACAGTAAAGTTTCTTGACAATAAAATGTATCAAAGTCTTTCTTTTGATGCTGATATGAAATTCCCTGAAGCTTCAGATTATACTAAAAAAATCTGGGTTTTGAAAGAATACAAAAAACAAAAGGGAGAAATAGAACTTTTAGAAGGAGAGAAACTAGAGGAGGACACTAAATTTAGTCATTCCTCTTATTCTCTTAATAGATATTTTAAAGAGGATGAGCTTGTAGTTGAGCTAATCCAATCCTTTAGGGTTTCTGACGATTTTGATTTTTTTGCGAAAGCTGAATTAAATCAAGATACAGGAGATGAAGAGCTTGACGATATGTTGCGTAAGATTAAAGAGGCAGATTTTGACGAACCTTTTATTTTAGACACTATATTACAAGGAAAGTATCCAGAAAATCCAAAAGATTTAAAAGTCTGTAAAGAGGATCTAGAAAATAGTAGTGAAAGCGAATAAAGTTTTAATAACTGGAGCAGGAGGATTTATTGGAGGTAATCTTTCTGCTTATCTAGAGCATAGAGGATATAATGTAACTAGGTTTGATATTAATCTTGGGAACTCAGGCATTCCTGATTTGCTTGATCAAGATATAGTTATACATCTTGGGGCCAACTCTAGCACTACCGAAACTGATCTGAAAAAAATATTAAATCAAAACTTTGAGTTCTCTACAAAACTCTATAAAATGTGTGAAATGTTGGAAATTAAGTTCCAGTATGCAAGTAGTGCTTCTGTTTATGGGGTATCAAGGAGTTTTAAAGAATCTGATTTTTGTAAACCATTAAGCCCTTATGCTTATAGTAAGTATATGTTTGATTGTTGGCTTATGAATCAAAATTATCCATATCAAGGATTTAGATACTTTAACGTATATGGATTAGGAGAAGAAAAAAAAGGCGATCAAGCCAGCCCTGTTTCTAAATTCATTAAACAAGCTCAAAAAAACGGTGAAATAATACTTTTTGAGAAAAGCGAAAAGTATAAAAGAGATTTTGTCTCTGTAGATGATGTTTGTGAAATGCACTACAGAATGCTAGATATAGAACAGTCAGGCATTTATAATGTAGGAACAGGACAGGAGATTTCTTTTAGAGATGTAGCCAATATAATAAAAGCGAATGCTTATACTACAATTACAGAGGTGCCAATGCCTAAAGAATTAAAAGGGCAATATCAAAAGTTGACCAAGGCAGATAACTCAAAACTTATAGAAGTTATTGGGGACTATAAATGGCAGACTGTAGAACAATATGTAGAACAAAATATCGATGCTTTCCTTAATTAAAAGTGTTCTAAAATCAATTGAGTTGTTTTTATCTTTAAAAAATAAGCTTTTTTATATAGAATTAAGAAACAATCATGAAAAGCAAAGAAAAAGAATTATTCAAGAAATTGAAAATATTCGTTCCAACGGTGGCGATGCTGATAGGGCTGACCTCTTGCGCGACGAACTCATCCGTGAAGACGCAAGCTTTCAACATTTATCAGCCTTCTACGCTGAGTCTAAAGAAGGGTCTTCCAGTAAACACAAGTAAAGGAGTTTACATTCCTCAAGGTGATGAAATTTGGCATTCTGATTCAAGATTTAGAAGTTTAGAAAGACAACTTTATTTTCCCAGTGGAAAATAAAGTTTTTTAAGTGTAAATTTTAGTAATGGCATATCAAGCAGGGAGTCCAATTAGAGACCAAATCCACACTGATTTTTCAACAGGTAGTGGGGTATGGCAGGAATATCGTAGAGTTTTGACTGGCGAATTTATTAGTGGAGGAGGGTCGCATAGTGGAAGTTATGGGGAATTCACGCAAGATATTCAAGAATACAATAGAAAAATAGATACTCTCTCTGGGCAGTGGAGTCATACAGGTGCTGGAGGAAATGCTGGCACGGGTTTTTTTCTTGATCCTTATGATGCTGGCTTCAGATATACTGGCACGGGAAATTTTAGAATTTGGTTTTGATTTTTTTGGATTTGAATATATAATATCATATATATGAAAAACATTGAAATTGAATTCACACAAGAGGAGCTTCAAGCTTTGGCTCAGTTAATTGATATTGCTGTCAAGTCTCAAGGCATGGGAGTTGCTGAAGCAGCCGTAGTATTAATAAATAAGATTCGTTCTGCTGCAACTCCAGATCAGCAAGTTGACGCAAATCCTGAGTTTGCCAGTAATATTGAGCCTATTGAAGATCCAGAGGTTGAAGAAGAATAATTTCCCTTGACTATTACAATTCTGTAATACATAGTTAATATATGAATAAAACAATTCTAACAACATTAATCATGGGCGCTGCAATGTTTGGCGCAGTTAAAGCTACTAACATTGCAGATGTCTCTGCTGAAGCTGGTATTTCTTTTAGTAATTTGTCTGTCCGTAACGGTTTGGCCGTTAGGGAGGACACCGCTAACTATTCACTACTTCTCGGAACCGCTGTTGCAGACGGAGATCTATCTGTTGGCATTGGCCTTGCTGAAGGAGACGGGAATACAGATACTGATGTTTTAGTATCTTGGGGCCGCTCAGTAAATCTTCTAGGTCAAGATTTTGCAGGGGAAGCTTCTTTTAAGAAGATTGAGTCTTCTTACGGAGGTTGGGAGCAGCTTGGTCTAGGACTAACTTATACTGACTCTATTGCAGACTTCACTGTAAATGCTTGGCATCAACTTGGTTCTAGTGCTTCTTATGGAGCAGAGCTTACTATTTCCAAAGATTTGGGTCTTCTTATTGATAATCTTACTCTTACTCCTTTTGCGTCTGCAAATTTTGCAAACGACTACAATGCTGTAGAGCTTGGAGTTTCCGTTGGTTATGATATTGGCAATGGACTCTCTATTGGAGCTAAAGCCTCTTACCTTAACAATGATGAGAATGGCACTCTTTACGATCTTGATCACGATTGGGGAGTTAGTGCTGGACTCAGTTATAAGTTCTAATTTTAATTACATTATATATAAATTTTAAAAGCCTCCTTCACAGGAGGCTTTTTTTGTGTAACATAAGAATATATGGAACCCGAAAAATCGATAATCAAAGAATTCTTGAATGGTGGTTGGCTGGTTTCCTTGATCGGGGCTGCGGCTATGTTCGCTAGATTATTACACGCTAACAAAGATTTATCTTGTATGGAACAATTCAAAAAGATTGTAACAGCGGGTATAGCTGCAACTATCGCTTGGTTTGTTCTAGAACAAACAGACGTTTCATCTCTAACTAAAGCTATTACTTATGGTATCATTGGAGTCATTAGTCCAGAAGTTATTACGGGCATTGTTCGGATCGGAGAAAAATT